ACTTTTTTGTTTTTTGGTGCTATAATATAGGCAAATATAATGCGAGGTGTTTATGAACACATTTGAAAACAAAAAATTCTTGAAAAAAGATGCTGAAATGAAAGTTAAGCGTCTTGAAGTTCCTTTTGAAGTCAAAGAAGTCTCTGAAGATGATGACTTTTATTATTTCAAAGGCTATGGCTCAACATTCGGCAATGTTGACAGAGGCGGAGATGTAGTTGTTCAGGGAGCTTTTAAGCAGACTTTGATGAAACAAGCTCCAGTTCTTCTCTGGCAGCATGACAGAGGTGAGCCATTGGGTGTCTTTGCAGAAATACACGAAGACTCAAAAGGGCTTTATCTTGAAGGCAAGATGCCTAAGAATGATACATTTGTATCAGGAAGAGTTTATCCGCAGCTGAAGACTGGCTCAATCAAGTCCATGTCAATTGGCTATTCCATTGATGAATATGAAATTGTCAATGGCGTTACTTATTTGAAGGAGCTGACGCTGTGGGAAGTTAGTTTGGTGACATTCCCGATGAATCCTTTGGCAACTGTTGATTCTGTTAAATCAATTGATGAGATTAAAACAGAAAGAGATGCTGAAAGATATCTTGGTGAATTTTTGTCATCAAACAAAAGCAAGCATTTCATCAGCAAGATGAAAGAGCTGTTCAGCCATCGGGAAGTTGGCAAAAAGCAGGATAGTCGGGAGGATTATTCAAAAATCATTACAATGTTAACTGAAATTAAGGAGAAAGTCTAAAATGGCTGAAATTGATGATGTTATGTCGGCTGTGAAAGAGCTTCGCAATGAAGTTGAGAAAAAGTCAGCTGACCAGGAAAAAATTAACAAACTGCAGTCTGCTCTTGATGCTTCTGAAAAGAAAAATCAGGAATTGGTTAAAAAGCAGGCTGAACTGGAAAATGCACAGCGTGAAATTGCCGCTAAGCAGGACGAAATTGAAAAATTGGCGAAAGCATCTGGTGACAATTCTGAACGCATCAAAGAATTGGAAAAAGAAATTGCTTTGCATTCTGCAGCTCCGGCTGGTGCTTCTGATGCTTGGAAGAATTCTGAAGAGCATATTGCCTTCAAAGAATATTTCCTGCGTGGTGAGGGCAGCAAAACGATGCGCACAGACACTGATGTTCAGGGCGGTTATCTGGTCCATCCGGAATTTGCTTCTGATATTCTGCGCCAGTTGCATGATGCTTCGCCGATTCGCTCATTTGCAAGAGTTCGCAGCACCTCTAAAAAGGATTTGACAATCCCTGTTCGCACTGATATTCCGGTTGCCAAATATGTTGGTGAAACTGAGGAATCTCCGGAGAGCGAAGACAAGTTCGATTCCGAGACCTTGACGGCTTATCGTCAGACAGTAACGCTGCCTGTCACTTTGGACTTGTTGCAGTTCAGCAACTATAATGTTGAATCTGAATTTGCTGCTGATGTTGCTACCGCTTTTGCCATTGGTGAGGGCAGAGCATTCTTAAAAGGCTCTGGACACAAACAGCCGGAAGGAATTTTGATGAATTCTGCTGTTGAAAGAATTGAAGGCTCAACCTCTGGTAAACTGGTATTTGATGATGTTCTTGCTTTGCCTGCAGAATTGAAATCTGGTTACAAAAATCCGGTTTATGGCTTCAATCGTCGTACATTGTATGCTCTCCGCACAGCCAAAGATGGAAATGGACAGTATTTGTGGAGAGTTGGCGGTGAAAATATGCCTGCTGTTATCGGTGACTACAAATATGTCATTTTTGATGACATGCCGGATGTAGCTGTTAACGCAACACCGGTTATGTTTGGTGATTTGTTTGCTGGTTATACCATTCTTGATTCTACTCAGATGGGCATGATTCGTGATGAATACACCTCCAAGAAAAAAGCCATTATCGAAATGACATGGCACCGTTGGAACACTGGTCAGGTAACGATGGCAGAAGCTATCAAGTTGCTGAAAATTAAAGCATAAGGAGGCATAAATGAGTGCATATGATTTGGTGAACAATATCAAAGTTGTTAATGCAGTTAATTCTGCTGCTTTAACTGATGATTCATCTGAATCTGCAGCGATTGATACTGCTGGATTCGAATCTGTAACTGTTATTGCACAGATGGCTGCTTTCACTTCTGGTGCAGGGAAAATTTCCATTTCTGAATGTGATACTTCTGATGGTAGTTTTACTGCAGTTGCAGAAAGTGATTTGATTAATGCTCCGGAAAGCATGGCTGCTGCTGGTGCGGTTAGCAAGGTTGGATATCGTGGCCACAAACAGTTTATTAAAGTGAAAATTGCGAAAGATTCTGCAATTTCTGCAACTGTTGGTGCTGTGGTTATCCTTGGCAATGCTCGCCACAAAGCAGTTGCTTAATTGGTAAACTAAAAAGGGGCTTGGGGAATTGCCTTGAGCCTCTTTTCTTTAAGAAAGGATTGAAGATGTTTAAAGCATTGAAAGATTTCGCTTGGTGTATTGATTTTAACAAAGTTGAATTCTGCAAAGATGAAGAATTTGGCATTGAAAAAGTTAAGCACAAAGAAATTGCCGAAGAGATGATTGCTCACAAGTATGCTGAGGAAATTTCTTCTGGCTCAAATTCTGGTGAAGGAAAGAAAACTCTTCAGGAGATGACCAAAGTTGAGTTGGCTGCTTTTGCTGAATCTGAGTTTGGTGTTGTTTTATCAGGAAACAAGTCAGAAATGATTGAGCAGATTGAAAAGTTGGCTGAAGAAGCTGAAGAAAATGCCAATGGTGATGATGTAGAATAGGAAAGCATATGGCAAAATACATCAACATAAATGGAAAAGAATATCCTGTTTATGCGACAGTTGAAGAAGCTGATGAGTATTTTGCTGCTTTCTTCAATTCTGGCTGGGATGCAATTTCTGATGAAGATAAGGCTAAATTGCTGGTGTCAGCTACAAGAAGCATCGATAGAATGCAATTTGCTGGTGAAAAAGTTGATGAGGAACAGAAACTGAAATTTCCAAGGATTATTTATTGCCAGCAAACAGATGATAATGTTCTACTTGAAGCGTGCTGTGAAGAAGCCTTGGCAATTTACAGGTTCAATTCTGCATTCGGCTCTGATATTTCTGGTGTAAAATCCATGAGAGTTCAAGATACAGCAGTTGAATTTGGAGATGGCAATAAAGATAATCAGTTCAAATCTGATAACACATACAATTTGCTATATCCTTATTTTGAATTTGGTGTGGAGGTTGGATATTGCTAATAAGAAATGCATCAGATTTAAACAAAAGTCATTGCAATCGTTTTAATGGAATGTTAAAGCAATTGCAAAGACATTCTGTTACAACTGGCATACATAGCAAAGACAATAAAAGATATCCAGATAGCAATGTTACAACTGCAGAAGTTGGAAGTTATCAGGAATTTGGCACATCTAAATTGCCACCAAGAATGTGGCTGAGAATTTTCAAATTTGTCACCAAATATAAAAGGGAGCTGAGCTCAATTATTGCAACTGCCTTTAATGAAAACAAAAATGCTAATGGTGTTTTGACTGACATAGGTGGTTACCAGAAAGAGCGAATCAAAGAAAGAATTCTGGATGATACAGTTCGTCCAAAATCAAATAATGTTACAGGCACAACCTTGGTTGACACAGGACAGCTTGTAAAATCAATTGATTATGAGGTGCACTGATGTTTAATTCTGTTCTGCTCGGCATTCGAGAAAATGAAAAAGTGCAGGTTCTTGAAAAGACTTCTGAAATAAAGCCTAATGGCTCTGAAGCAATTGTTTGGAAGCCCATCAAAGAAATTCTATGCAACATTCAAGCAAACAATAAATATGGTGATTCTTTATCTGCCTCTGAAGCTGGTGACAAAATTTTATCTGTATATAACATGTATACAAGTGAAAAAGTTGTTGAAGGTCAGAGAATTTTAAGGGATAATATATTGTATGAAATCAGGAATGTTGAGCATAATGGCAGAAAGACATTTCTGGAACATTTTAAGGCTTATCTGGTGAGGGTTGACAATCAATGAGAAAACAAATAATCCTAGATTTTGTCAAAGAAATTCTGCCAGCTGATTTTGAAAACAAAATTTATTGGGCAAATGAACGCAAAGATGAGCCAAAAAAGCCGTTTTGTCTGCTTAGAGCTATTGTTCCGGAGCAGACTGACAGCAGGACTTCTGAAAGAGAGCTTGCAGGCAATATTCAAGAAGTGACAATGTATAAAAATATGGTTGTTACTTTTTCCATCTACAATGATGGTGTTGCTGAAGATGGTAATCTTGATGAGAAAAATTATTTTGCAGAAAGTAATGCCAGAAAATTGAAAAACAGTTTTGAGCCACTTGATACTGCTTATGAATTTCTGGCGAATGATATGTCAGTTAATGATATATCAGAGCTCCGAGACTTAACCGAATTGACAGCAGGCGGTTATGTTTACAGATATGAATTTGATGTTACATTTGGCTTCAATGATGTAGTTCAGATTCAGAAACAAGTTGGTAAAGATGTTGTTGTTAATATTGTGAGAGGTAATTAAAGATGATAAGTATTGATAAATTGGTTGAAATTGGCTTTACACTGCCACAAGCGACCGACATTTCAGCATATTTGTCCAATGCAGGGTATGTTGGGGATTTTACCTCTTCAGACCTTGTTTCTGGATACAATATGCCTGCAAATAAAGTTGTTGTCATTTCTAACATTGATGAACTGGATTCAATATTCGCGCCTGGCACTAAATATTATAATGATTTGTCAGTTCTTCTGATGCAGAAAAACAATGCAAAGCCGAATCAGAGCAGAATCAATCAAGTGGTTGTTTTCCAAAAAACTGATGAAGACGATATTGCATCAGCCTTTACAGCTTTGATGAATTTGAATGCAAACTTCTCTCAGCTGTATATCTCTTCTTCTTTGAAAGCAGATATTGTTGCTGTTGCTGCAAAAGCAGAGGTGAGCGGTCGTTTATTCATTGCCCAGACTTCTGATGAAGATGTTGCCTCTGGAACTGCAGGCAATGTTGCTGAAACTTTGGTTGCAAAAAATTATGCCAATACAAAGTTAATCACACATATTGATTCGGAAAGCCTTAAAGGAGCTTTGCTGGGTGTGATGGCTAATCCGTATTTGGGCAGTGTTGGTGATTTGTATTCTCAATTTTCTGGTGTAACACCTCAGAATTATGATTCAACTTCCATGAGCAACTTTGATAAGAACAATGTTGGTTATTATTCATATGTTAATGCCATCAGTGGTGTTGGTGTTGAACAGTATGCCAAGAAAATATTTTATGGTAATAAACAAGTCAATGGTGAAATCACAAAACGCCGTTATATCAGATTTACAATCGACCTGCTGCTGAAATTTAAGGTTCTTGATTTTCTGGCTAAAAAGCTCAGCTATCAAGAGAGTTCAAACAGCATTCTTGAAGAGAATCTGAAATCTGTTCTGATTGGCTGCCAGAGCAATGACCTTATTGTTCAAGATAGTGAAGACACCAATGGTTTTTACTTGAAATGCATGCCGATTGCCAAAGTCAAAACAAATTATCCGGCTGATTACAGCAATCAAGTTTATCACGCTCAGGGTTGGTATATTGATGCATTGACTGGCACAAAGGTTATTATTGATTTGGCTGTTAATCCGTCAGATTCAGAAAAATCAGCAATTGAAATGTAAGGAGAAAATGGATGAAATATGATAGAAAACTCCAATTCGCAAGCTTGAATGGCATCAACTTGACAAATTTTGGTGATGCTTTCTGCGAACATTCTCGTGAAAATGATGCCATTGAAAAAGTAAAAGGAATTGTTGGAGATGCCGTTACTCTGAAGAGATACGACCAGTTTGACACATTTCGCATCACACAGAATGTTTTCTCACCAATCAAAGGACAAGTTGACAACTGGGAAAAATATGGGACTCAATTGACATTCCAGTATAAAGATGACAATACTGGTGTCACCAAGACTTCAACCACTGCTTATATTCAGTCTCACACAGAGCCTGTAGATGGTGGTCAGTGGGAAATGATTATTTACTGTGAAGAGGTTAAATAATGAAGCAAATTGAAGTTGAATATGATGGCCATAAATATTCCCGCAATGCTTTGAGCTTTGGTGAGCTGACTGCATTCGGAGTTCGCATGGTTCAAAAATTATTTGGCTTTGGGGCTGTTACAGGTGTCGTCTTTGCTAATAAATTTGAGCAAGGCGACAACCTTGATAGCTTTTACAAAGTTGTCAAAGATGTATTTGACAAAGATGACTGGATTTGGATGGTCAATTTGTTTTTACATGACAAAGCAAATGTTCTCTATATTGATGGCAATCCTGTGGATGAAAATGAATTGAGTGAGCATTTTGCGGGAAATTTCCTTGCTGTTTATACAATCACAGTGATGATGGCATATAACAGCTTGGGGGAATGGAAAGGCTTGAAAGAGAAATTGAACGGGTCTCTCGGCAATATAGCAGAGTCTTTAAAGGCTCTTCTGGAGCAGCAGACAGAAATGATTGGCGAAGGACTTCGGAAGAAAATGAAAGACAAGTCAAGAAAATAATGATTTCTTATTCTGTTTTATTTATGCAGAATAATTTGTCTTTCAAGCCGAAAGATGTATATGATATGGAAACAGATGATTTGCTAATGATGTATGAAATAGTCATTCAGCAAATTGAAGAGCAAAGGAAGAGTTTAGATGGTGTCATTTGATAAAATAGACCAGTTTGTCATTGAAACTGTGTTCAATGATAATGGTGCCATCAAAGGCTTCACAATTCTTGACCAGCAGCAGAAGAAAGTCATCAATAACAACAAGAGAGTTGCAGTCAGCAATAGAGAAGTTGCCTCAACTGGTTTTGCACTTGGAAAAGCATTTAGAACAATAGGAGCTTATCTTGGAATCAGAGAAATAGCTCGCTATGCTGATGAATGGACAAATATCAAGTCAATTCTTTCTCTTGTTACAGCAGGTGAGGAAGAAAGGCTGCGTGTTCAGGAAAGGTTGTTTAACATATCTCAAGACACTCGCCAAAATATGATGGCAACTGTGGATTTGTATCGTCGTATTACAACAGCAACTGAAACTCTTGGATTGAGTGAACAGAAGAGATTGCAAATAACAGAAGCCATTAACAAAGCAATCATCATTGGTGGAGGTTCAGCTGCCAGCAATCAGGCTGCATTGGTTCAGCTTGGACAAGGCTTGGCAAGTGGTCAGCTTAGAGGACAAGAGCTCAATTCAATTCTTGAACAATCACCAAGACTTGCAAGAATGATTGCAGAAGGAATGGGACTCCAGATTGGTCAGCTGAGAACTGTGGCTGCAGAGGGTGGTTTGACTCCTGACAAAGTGCTCAATGCAATTCTTAACCAAGCCCCGAAAGTCAATCAAGAATTCCAAAAAATGGACAAAACAATCGGGCAGGCTTTTGTCACACTCAGCAATAGTGTTGGAAAATTCTTAAACAGATTGAATGAAATGACAGGAGCAAGTAAAGTTTTGGCAGAAGTCATTGTGTTTCTTGCTAAAAATATTGACACAGTTGCAACAATTATTCTTGCAGCATTCATTCCATCAATTGTTAGAGCTATACCTTTGCTTGATTTATTTTTCTTGAATTTGGCTTCTGGCATGGGAATTTTTTCATCAATTAAATTTGCAATCATCGCTTCTTTGCCTGCCATGAAAGCATTTGCCATTCATGCTTGGGCAATGTCAGCTCCATTTTTGAAAATAATTGCTGTTATTGAATTAGCAATTCAAACAATAAAAATGTTAAAAGGTGAGTGGAATTGGTATGCTGAAGCAATTGACAGCATTGAGCGTGGCACATATAAAGCTTTGAACTATATTGGTAGAGAAACTGGTTGGTGGGAAGAACGAAAGCAATTCAATGGTACATTTTCGCAAGGTGCATTGAATGAACCACCAGTTCGCAATATGACGCCTATTAACCAGCAAATTGCAAATTCAAAATCTTATCCGACAAACAATATTAACCAAAGTGTCAATATCAATGTCAATGGAGCCAGAGACCCGAAAATAACAGCACAGGAAATCAATGATGCTCTTTCTGAACAAATAGCCTTAGGAGTGATGAGCTAATGCCATATTGTGCCATATTGATACCACAAGAAACTTCAACTGCCAGCAAAGAAGACAAAGCAGGCGGAATTTTGAGCTTGGCAAATAAACTCACATCAGGAGTTACGACTGGTGGATTGAGTTTTTCCAATGTTACAACTGTTATGAAAAATACAGCCAAATTGATAGCTGAAAATTCAGATGAAATTGCAAATAAATTCTCTGGCATTGCCTTAACTCAACTATTGACTCAAGGCAAAATAAGCAATGAAACAGCATTCGGATATTTGACACAAGGTTTTCCGCAAGCCCTTAACCAAACTGCTATTGCTATGGGATTTCAGTCTGTGGAACAGCTAAAAACAGCCCTAAAATCTGAAAATGGTGTCAATGTTCAGCAGTTTATAAAATCTTTTCAGAATTTTGGTGGTGCTTTGTCAGATTTTTTCACAGGACAGAAGACAAGAGAAAACACCGAAGGATATGAGGTGATTGAAGTTGATGCCACTTTGTCTGATAGAAGGAATTATTCAGCAGAAACGCCTGACCGCCGTGTTCAAAGTGGACAGACATATCAGGAATACATTCACAATTTGCCTGATATGCTAAATTTGGAATGCTATTTGCAAGATGGCAGGAATTATTCAGGTGATGAATTTGAAGACATTTTGCTCAATTTGAGAGACAGAAAAATAGCTGTCAATGTTGTGCTTGGAGACAATATCAAGGAAAATGTTGTTCTGACAAATTTCACTCCTGCCAGAGGTGCAAGTGCAGGCTATGCTTATTCTCTTGAATTTAAGAAAATAGCAGTTGGCAAAGTTCAACTTGTTCCATTGAATATAAGCATAACATCTTCATCTGTTAAAAAAGTTGCCAATAAGCTAATTCCAGAAAGCACAAAAACAATAGAAGAAGAATCCAATGGCTATAAGAAAGCTCTTGATGAAGCAAAAGAAACTGGCAAGAGCTGGATTAAAGGTGTAGTTGAAGGATTTAAGATGGGATGGGGAGGATAGAATGTATATTGAATGTCCAGACTTATCAAATAACAAATTCATCTCAATATATACCAATTTTGGTGATGAAACATACCGCATAACATTTAAGTGGAATGAATATTGCAATTGCTGTTTCATGAGCATTTTCGACAGCAATGGAGAAGAAGTCAATACTGGCAATGCATTGGTTGCTGGTGCAGTAATTCTGACAGATAGACGAAAAATACCAACTTTGTATTTTCTTCACAAAGATAATCTGTCTGGTGAGCCAACTCCTGAAACAATAAAGGATTATATTTTATACTATGAAAATACTGCCAGAAAATAAAACCAAAGTTCAAGACTTGAATTTCAGACTGCGATTGGATATCCAATTTGACAGAGAAGCAAAGTTGGCAATTCCAAATATAGCAGATTTTTATCAATCAACCAATGGAATTCGTTATGAAGACAAGATTGATGATAAAGAAAGTGGCATTGATATTGATTTTGAAATACAGCAGACGAATGGCAAAGAGCCAAGCACAGCAAATTTGACACTTTGGAATATAACCAATGATTCATTCAATCAGATTGCAAACTATGCTAATGCTTTTGAATTGTATTGTGCTGAGGGTAATGGTGATTGGGGGCTTATTTTTAGAGGCACACCATATTTTTCGTCACAGAAAAAAGCCATTGGTGGTGACAATAAGTCAAGAGGATTTTTGAAAAAAGAGGATGCAGTTGGTGGTGAAAATGATATTGCCACAGAAATAACTTTAATTGACAGTTTGCACTCGTTTGATTCTGCAGTTATAAGCAAATCATATCAAGGAACTGTGTCATCTCAGCAAATAATTCATGACTGTGCTGCTGCTATGGGCATTTTTATGGGTGACGAAGTGGATAATTATCCAGAAATGAATAACTATGTAGCTCGTGGCAAAGTTCGCACCATACTGCGAGAAATTTGTGGAAAAATAGGATGCAAATATATCATTGACAATGGAGTTCTACATTTATTCAACGGAAACAAACAAAAAATTTACGGCTTTTTATTCAATGGTGAAAATTCCACCAAGCCTCAAGCAGAGCAAAATAATAATCAGATTGGATATCATTTTGAAACCAAGCTTCTGCCAAGCATAAGAGTTGGGCATTATTGCAAGTGTGAATTTGATGTTTTGTCTGGTGTAAAAGAAATTTACAAATGTGTCAAAAGAGGCAACAACTATGGCACAATTGGTCTGACGGAGGTTTGGGTGAAATGACAGTTCAAGACAATTTGCTTTTGCTATCTGAAAAAATTAAAAATGAAATAAATTGCCAACTTCCTGCCAAGGTTATGCAAGTCAACGAAGATGGCACAGTTAATGTTTTGGCAATACGCAATGATGAAATTGAAGATTGCGTTATAACTGTTCCTGTCATATATCCAGAAACAGCCCGTGCTTATATCATGCTGAAAATCAAAAAAGGCGACAGAGGTGTCATTAAATTTTTTGATAAGTCAATTGAAGAATACCGTTTTGGCAATGAAAATTATAATGGTGACGAACGCTGCCACTCTATAAGTGATGGCATTTTTCAGCTTGGTTTTCTGCCAAGCAATGAAAAATTTGTTTTTCCTGATGGAGAAATTGTCATTGGACTTAAAAACAGCCAATTTATTTTATCTGTAAATGAAACAGGAGACTTTACTATTAAAGCAAAAAGCATTATAATAAATTCAGCAAGCACTTCAATAAATGGTGATGTGAGTGTGAATGGAACTGTGACTGTTTCGGAAGATGTAATTGGTGGTGGAATAAGCCTTAAAAATCACACCCATGATTACAATCCAGGTCCAGGTAGTCCAACTCCAACTCAACCACCAAAATAGAGGAAGATGAATGAAAGATATTGCTTTGAAAGATGGACATTTGGTTCTTGAGAATGGTGATTTGAAACTTGTAGATGGCATTGAAAGAGTTGCCCAGCAGGTTGTTGTAGGTTTAAAAATTCTCAAGGGAGATTGGTTCTTGGATTATCGTGCTGGCATTGATTATATCAATGGTCTCAAAGCATATCCAAAAATATTGAAATCTGAAATTAAAAAGGCTATAAAAGAAGTGGTGGATGTTCAGGAAGTCAGAGACTATTTGTTTCATAAAGTTGGTGATGAATACCATGTTGGTGCAAATGTGGTTGCTGGCAATTCTGTGTTTAGAGTGGATGAGGTGTATAGATTATGATAATCAATGGCAAAGGATTTGTTTTAAGCACTCTAAATGAGAATTTGGCATTTTGGACAAATAAGCTTCGCACAGTGTTTGGCAATGATTTCAATATCAAGAAAGAGGGGGTTGTTGATAATGTTGCAACTGCATCTTCATTATCAGTGATGGATGTCGAAAATCAGATAGCATTCCTGATTAAGCAAATGAATCCTTATACAGCCGAGGGTGAGTGGCAAGACAAGTTGTATTCCATTATAGGATTAACAAGAAGACAAGCAACATACACAGTTGTTTCAAGGACTTGCGAAGGAACACCAAATACAGTTATTGAAGTTGGTGCACTGACAATTGAAAATTCCTCTACAAAAGACCAATTCAAAAATAATGACCCAATAAATTTTGACAGCACAGGCAAAGCCTTTGGCTCTTTTACAGCTGAAGAAAGCGGAGCAATTGACTTGCCATCTGATGCTCTGATAAATGTCATTACTCCTTTGGCAAATTTGACTGGTGTTTATTATGAACAAGGAAATACAATCCAAATTGGACAAGAATATGAAACTGATGAAGAGTTCAGAAAACGCTGGATATTAAATTCTTCTACAGTTGGAGCAAATACAGATGACGGGCTTGAAAAGGCATTGTTGGAGCTTGTAAATACAGATTCAGATTTGCAGATTTTTAATAATAGGACTGGCGAAGAAGTTGATGGAATTCCAGCCCACTCTCTGAAAATTGTTATCAATACAGCATATGATGATGAAACAGTCGCTCAAACTATTTTTGACCATCTTGTTGATGGTAATATGTTCGGACTTCAAGGAGAAATATCTGTTACAGTTACAGATAGCGAGGGACAAACTGAAACAATCAAATTTGACCGTGCTGAAGTGCAAGATATTTATATTCAAGTCAAAGTCGCAGTCAAGAATGGAATTCCTTTGGCAACTGTTCAATCAGAAGTTAAAAACAACATCATGGCATATATCACAGAGCGTGGATTTGATATGGGTTCAATCATTTATGCCAACATGTTTGCTGCATCAATTTATGAAGCTGATGGTGTGGCTGGTATAACTCAGCTTAAAATATCAAAGAATAATTTAGATTGGGGTGACCAAATCCAGTTGTCAAAGACCCAAGTTCCAAATTTCGATAGCACAAGGATACAAGTATATGAACAATCTTGATTATTTTGCTCTGAATCAAGCATATTCCCTTGGTCAATTCAGGAACAATCCTGAATATATGGCTTTAATTGGTGCTGATGCTGGCTTGAAAGACAATTTGCAAAAGAATGCTCAATATCTGTTAGATTCAATTGATATCAATTTGGCAGAGGGTGTTTTTCTTGACTATTGGGGATGGCTGGTTGGAATATCAAGAAGATATTTTGACATTTCAGCATACTTCAGCTATAACAGAGCAGATGTAAACACCGAAAAATATATATGGTTCAGCGAGCCTGAAACTGATTTTGTGGCACCATCTGGAAGTCTTGAAGACAGAGATTTCAGAGCAAGAATCAAAGCCAAAGCAGGTGCCAATACCAGCAAATGTACAAGAGAGGAAAACATAAGTATTATTAAAAATATGACTTTTGCAAGGCATGTGAAAATTAAAAATGTTGACATCATGTTATTAGATGTGACATTGGTTGGTGATAATTTATTTTTTACCCAAGACACAAAATCAGATATTGAGCTTGTTTTGGGAAGTGGTGTTGGAATAAGAAATTTAATGACGGAGAATGAAAATGGCAACACAAAAACCATCTAAACCGGACGTAATATTACCTAATAATTTTGGCGGTACTAAAACACCATATACAGATTCTCAAATTAGCAACGGCTATCAGGAAGCTGTTCCACAAGTTGTAGATGGCGGAAATATAAATTATGAAAAAGATGCTGTTTTCAAATATCTGAAATATTTGAAAACAACCATTGATGCTTTGGTGGATATGCCTATTGGAAAATCTTTAATAATTGATAGCAATAACAGATTTGATTATATTTCACCTGAAAATGTTTCAAACAAAACTAATAAAATAAATGAACAATCAACAGAAAATCAATATCCAAATGCAAAAGCTGTTTATGAAGCAATAAAAGATTTTGATGCTAAGTTTTTGAAACAAATTGCTTATGAAAATATGCGCGTAGTTGAGTGTTCTGGTTCTGTAACTGTTAATCTTCGAGATACGGATGAGATTGTTAGTTTGAAAATTAACAACAATACAAGTATCACGATTGATACTTCTCAACTAACTTTTCCAAAGCATTTTTATACTGTCCAATTATATGTATGGTTTCCTAATGGTTTGAAGACAATATCTTTGAGCACGAATCTGCCTAATGGGTTAAAATATATTAATGGAATTATTCCAGACTTTTCAACACCCCGTGAACATTGGTTAGTAGCAAGAGTAGCTAATGGATGGACACGATTAGCTATATCTGATGCCGGAGTTGAATCATGACAATACCGTGCAGTTTATATCCACTCGGAACAATGATTGGTCCATATAGACTTGAAGAAGTAGTTTGTGATGTATCAAATGGAGAATCAAAGACTAAAACTTTAACGCCGGGGATTTATTATATCAGAGGTCAAGGGGCTGGCGGGAAAGGAGGAAACTATGGCTATCCATATTTTAACGGCAACGGAGCACCTAGTGGCGCAGGGTTTGTTGGATTTATACGCATAAAAAAAACTATAACAGTTACGGTTACAGCAGGCGTAGGAGGAACGCCTTCCCACCCTGCCGGAACAGATACAACAATATCAGGTATAATGGTTTTAGGCGGTGGTAGCGAAGGTCCACAAACGGGTTATAATACTGTTTGCCCTGCAGGAACTCCAGGGAAAATAACAATTTACGAGAATGAATACTTTTCTGTTGTTAGCTATACTGTAAATTCTGATGGCAACCCTGGTTGTCACCACGACGGGGGAAATTCTGTTATCACAAACGATGGAGCGGGAAGCAATACCGGTGCAGCGACAAAACCTGGCGCAGGTGGTGGTGGAACATCAAGTATTGGTGGAATTGGTGGAAATGGTGGATATGGAGAGTGTCTTATCAAATTTACAGGTTTTTATTAGGAGAAAAAATGTTTGCAAAGTTAATTAACAGCAATCTTGAATATGCACCTTATTATCTAAAAAAGGATAAAAAGGATATATTTAATTATAATGCTGAAAGCAACTCAAAAATGTTAACTTCTGATGGATATAAAAGAGTGGTTGATAATAATGCCCCGCCAGAAAACATGAAGAAACCTTTTAAGATTTGGAAAGAAACGGATACAGAAATTATCGCAACATGGATTGATGATTATTGCGAGCATACACTCAATGAACTAAAAGAAGCAAAGCGTGCTGAAATCAATCAAGCTCGTGATAAAGCAGAACAAGGCGGTTTTGAGTATATGGGAAAAGTTTTTGATTCTGACCCAATTTCATGCCAAAGAATATCAATAGCTGCACAAGCTATTGCTCTCGCACCAGAGGGAGCAACAATAACGTGGACTTGCCAAGATAATACCACTATTGATTTGGCAGCTAAAGATTTAGCCAGATTAGTTGTTGCTCTTGCCAATTGGTCAAACACTTGCCACCAAAAAGCAGCAACTATCAAGACTCAAATTGAAGCAGCAAAGACAGCAGAAGAATTGGAGAAAATTACATGGGACGACAAACCAGCTACGCTGTTATAAACTCGCTTGACTTTTTCTGTATAAAGCTGCTTCAATTTTCACAGAAAATGAAAAGACAGAGCTTCTTGAGAAAATTGAATCAGCTGTTAAAACAATAAAAGAAAACAATCCTTATCCTGTGGAGGAATGATTATGGAATATTTATTCATGGTTGCTTATGGCTTATGGTGGGGATTCCTCCGGCGTTGGTACGGTGGTGGTCTTGAGCAATATCCTTTGCTAAGAAACAGAGGTTTGCAAACAATAGCTATGATGCTGTCAATGTTTTTGCTGTTTTGTAGTTTTAAGAGCTGGCATGGCGCAGCTGCCTCTTTGCTTCTGGCTTGTTATTTACAATTTCAATTTTGGAGCAGAGGTCATGGTGCTTGTTTTGATATTGGCAGAGGAACACCAGACGAAACAACCATCAAACGCTATAATGAACGCTGGTACCACAAGCCATTAGATTGGTGGTTCAGCAAGATGAATGCCAATGAACATAAATATGGATTCCTGTATGATTTTCTATACATGGGAATGAGGTACACCTTCCCGATGGTTGCTTTATATTTTTTGTCACCAGTTTTTGTTTTGGTTGGTGCTTTGGTAAGTCCAGTTTATGCGTTCAATTGGACGCTTTTTGAAAAAGAAAGCTGGATTTTTAGCTATAAAATTCCTAAATTCTGCAGAGCACCAACTCAAATAAGTGAAGTTGTAGTTGGCTTTATTTTTGGTTGTGGGTTATACTACATTGCAAAAATAACCAATTAAAAGCACTTTACTTTTCACAAAATTATTATTATATTTATTATGACGGGCGATTGACAGAGTGGTTATGTAGAGGACTGCAAATCCTTTTAGGCTGGTTCAATTCCAGTGTCGCCCTCCATAATAACATTTTCAAGGAGATAAATCCATGGCAAAAGCTGCTTCAAAACCTACATCACAGAATTCTTTAAGAAGTCCAAAGAATCCAACTCCGTCAAAAAGATGCAAGCCCTCTGGCACATCATCTATGAGAAGTCCGAAAAAGCCTACTCCGTCAAAGAATTAATGTGATGAAGATTTTGATTGCAATCATTGGCTGCTATGCCTTGTCATACACCCATTATTTTTTGGATGGTGATTTGGCTTGGTATGTGTTTGCCAATGATTGCAGATTTATCATAGCAGTTTATTCAGTTGCTGCTTATCATTTGGCAAATAAAGAAAATTCAACTTTGAAAATGTTTCTTCTTGCCATGGCAATTCACTGGTGCTCGGCTTTTTTCTTCTCGCTGCTTGATGACTTAGGGTTGACTGATGGACAGATTCTGGGCTTCGTGGCACGACAATTTTTTATATTTGTAGAAATTTTGTTGTTTTTTTCGTTCACTTCAACTATAATATATAAAACAATCCTGAATAGAGAAAAGATAGCTGATGACAAACAAAGAGATTCAACTGATAATTAAACAGGCAGTCAAAGAAGCCAGAGAGGAAACAAAGCAGGAAATTTACCAGCAAATTAAAAACATCACTGACATTGACCCAGCCACAGATGAGGGGCTTCACAAATTAAGAGATGTTTTCAATTGGGCAAGAAGTGGTAATGACAATTGCGAAAGGACTTGGGAGATTGCCAAGGAGATTTTTGTGAAGTCAGTTATTATTGGATTCATGACGGTTGTTGGATATGGTATTGCGGTTGTGATTAAAAAGATTTCGGAAGGCTAATTTTTGCAGAGGTTATTATGCCGAGAGGTTCAGTCAAAGATGTTAAGACCAAATGCAGGAATATGCGGAAAAGTAAGCTGAAAGAAGTTTGTGAGAATGAGCTGACTGAAGAAGAAATGGAAATATTCTTAATGAAAATCGCCGACAAATACTATAATCCAAAAGAAGTTGGCAAGTGTGAAAAGTCTGTTTCAAATATTTTTATGAGAGCTGTAAGAAAATTGAGGGAGTATTTTAATGAGTGCGAAAAGCAATAACCAAAGTGGCAATGGAAATGGCAGAAGAGATAATTCCGGTGCTGGCGGCGTAAATGCAGCCAATGCCAAAGACATAAACATTGTACACACAGACGGCAGAAATTTCTTGCTTGCTCTTATCATTGGCATGGGGATGAATATGTTATTCTCCATGGTTCTGTTTTCTGTCCTGCTTTATATTTTTGTTATTGCTGGAAAATGACAATACTTATTTTGTACTTATAATGTACGCAAAGAAGACAAATTCTCCTTTATAATAAACGCTGTAATCAGAGATGATTACGGCGTTTTAACTTTTTTAAGGAGAAAAATACAATGTCTGATATTTTGCCTGTAAGCACTGGCATTGGCTTCAATAATGGTAACGGCTTTGGTGCTGACACCATGGGAGCTTTTGCAGGTGCATTATTTGGTTCTTGGTTTGGTGATGCTTGGGGTGGAAACTGGGGCAATCGTGGTGTTGGTGATGCTGCTGCTGCAACTGGCTTTTCAACTCAGATTCTTAATGATGGAATCAATGCCATCCAGAACTCTGTTAACAACATGAATACCAACTTGTCTTCTGGTCTGTGTAACCTTGGTTATCAGACTCTTGACCAGAGCACTCGCAATGTTATTGCGAACATGCAGGGATTTGCCTCTCTTGGCAATGAAGCCTGCCGCAATACGAATGCAATCGTCTCTGCTGTTAATGGTGTTGGCACTCAGTTGCAGGAATGCTGCTGTGCAACCCAGCGTTTGGTCGAAAGAGAAGCATGCGCAACTCGTGAATTGATGCAATCTCAGTATGCAAGAACTCTTGAAACTAAGCTCTGTGATGCCAAAGATGAAATCAATGCTTTGAAGAGCAATTTGTACACTCAGAATGCAATCAATGCTTCTGCTGCTAACATCATTGCTCATGTCAAGGCTATGCTTCCGACAACCACAACTACACCAGCTGCTGGTTAATAACCGGAGGGAGGATTGGCTCCTCCCTCTTTTCTTCTTATTTTTGAAAGGACAAAACAATGGCAAATGAAATGATGCATCCAAAACAAACAGTGAGAGTTGGCGGAGAGGTCTGGCAATTACACAAAGCAGCAACTGATGGCACAGTGTCTTTCCCATATGAGCGGATTAAAGTTGACAACTTTGCCTGTGAGAAAATAGCTGATGGGGCATTTATAATTTTGGTTGGTGGCATACTAATACCAACCCGTGGCACAATCGAAAAACCTCTTAAAATCATGTTTGTTGGCTTTTCAAATGTTGAAATTGCACCTCAGCTTGTAGGCGTTCAGCAATTGAGAAACATGCATATCTACAAAACAGATATGTCCAACTTTGCTCAAGAGTTTGCCAAAGACTTTTTTGCCACAGAAAGCTCTACAGCAGCAATGGCAGAAATAACGCCTTTCCCAAAGAGAGAAGAGAAGTCTGAAGTTAAGATAAAAGTTAAGGAGAAAGCTGATGGTGGAAATAATGAGTGATTTGAAAAGTTCTGAAGTCAAGGGCTTTGAAGAGTATTTTGACAAATTGAAGGAGCATGCTGTGAAAGCTCTCAAGGAAAAGAAAGGCATCCAGCACCACTTTGATATGGCAAAAATGTATGGCCAAAAAGCCTTTTTTGGAAGAAGCCGGCACGATTGCAATCGCATGATTATCAATGCTGCTGTTGCAAGCTATCTGGCAAAAATCTGTGATGATGAAATTTAAGGAGAATTGACATGCATACTTTTGATGAATTGATGGATGAATATGCGGCTCATGCCAGTAAAGAGCAGATGGAAGAGCTGGCTGATTTGACAAATGATTTTGTTGAAGATGTCAGCAAAACAGAGCCTGAACTTGCCAAGAAATATTTGGCGGATGCTCATAATATTCTTTGTCCATTTATGGATGAGGAAGAAGCTGAAAAGTTTGTGAGTGAACTTGAAAATATTGACGGAACAGATGGTCCACATTGGAAGCATCCGGAAGATGTTTTCAAGGCTTCCGAACAGCTTGGCATTCCTCTTGAGACAAAAAGGTACAAGAAATGGGATTTGTATGCGGCTGTGAATATGGTGTATTCTGATTTTTATGATGAAGACAAGCCAGATTCAATGTATATCAAAGATGGATACAGATTTGTTTCTGACCCAGATTTCAAGCGGATTGGCAAAATGAAAATCTATGCTGCTGATGCTCGCAAGAAATAAAATATTTACTTTTTTCGAAAAAAGGCTTATAATTCCCTTGTCAGCAAGATGAGGGAATTTTCATATGTTAAGTCTGGATGAAATTAAACAAAGATTGGCAGTTCATGAAGGATTCAGGAGCAAGCCGTACAGATGCACAGCCAATAAGCTCACCATTGGAATTGGGCGAAATATTGAAGACAGACCATTCACAGAAGAAGAGCTCCGGCTGGTTGACAAAGATTATATGACCAAAGGAATAACCAAATCCCAAGCCTTTGCAATTTTGGCAAGAGATGTGATGCAATTTGACTTTGAATTGAGGCAGAATATCCCCTTTTATGAAAGATTGGATGATGAGCGGCAATATGCTTTGCTTGATATGGTATTCAACATGGGAATTGGCAACAGCAAAAAAGGGCTTCTGAGCTTCAAAAATATGCTGAACTATATGGGAACAGGATTTTATAAACAAGCTGCTGCTGAGTGCTTAAACAGCAAATATGGCAGAGAGCTTCCGACTAGGGCTGGCAGAATTGCAAGAACAATTGAAACAGGAGTGTTTAAATGGTAAAACATCATAAATGTTTCTGGAAAGCTGTCTCAAATATGAGTGACAAAAAATGGGAAAGAGTTAAGTTCATTCTTAAATTTTCCATTTGGTTGCTGATTATAGGACTAATCCTTGTGCTGATTTTTCTTGCTCCAGAGCAGTTAGAGAGTTTTGGCAAGGGTTTATCGCTTATTTTACCATTTGCTGTGTAGGAAACCATTAAATGTGGAATAAACTAATTGCCATTATTCTGATTGTAGGCTTTTTCGCAATGCTTTATTTTTCAGTAAAGAAAAGCATTATTTTAGAAGTTGAGAAAAAGAAAGATGCCAAAACAATTGAAGTCATTAGATATGATGCCAAAAAGAAAGCCAAAATTATTGCTATGCCTAATCCTAAGCGTGATGACATTCTTGAGCTCATGCTCTGCAACAAATTCTAGTTGCATTCAAGAAGTTGAAATTGAATGGCCAATCGCTGGAGAAAAAGTTGGCAAAGAACTTCAGAAAATTCCATACCAAGGCTATGAGAATTTTTGGGAGTGGTTAGGGCGGTTGTGCAAAACTCAACTGCAGTTGCAAAAGGATTAAAATGCAAATTTGGTGTGATGCTAGTTTTGACAATAACACAAAGAAAGCAGGATTGGCAATCACTCTGATAAGGATGCTCAGCCCAAAAGGCATAAACAGAAATTATTTTGAAATTCCAGCGTATGCTGCTGATAACAATGAAGCTGAGTTGCTTGCAATTAAATTTGGTGCTGAGCAGGCTATACAATACCACCCGAAAAGAATAAATATCATAACAGATTCTGTGGCTGCTATAAATGCAATCAAAAATCCCGAGCAGGCTTCTGGCAAATACAAGAAGCTGGCATTTTACATCAGAGAACTTATTGGTGACAATTTCCATATATACCACAGAAAAGCTCACACCAAAAGAAAAGACAGATATACATATGAGCAATCTGTCTGTGATATGATGGCAAAAAGGGCTAGGAATTTATGAGATTGCCCCAAATGGCAACATATTCATATCCCTCTCCTTTTGCCTTTCTGTGAATTTCATTCGCTTCAAAAATATCTTGGCTCTGTCCGTAAAGAACATGTTTGCCATCTTGGTCTTTGACATAAACATAATATACCATTTCTGCTTCCTTTCTGCAAAATGTTGTTTATTTTATTTCAAAATAATTGTCAGCATTCAATTCAGCAGGGTTTTCGTCCCTTGATTAAAATATCTCAATATCTACATTTGCTGTTCTGCCAATTATATCAGAAACATCAACTGCATAATTCATTCCATAGTGCAATCCAAAGTTTGAAAAGTCATTTTCATAATCATCACCAATTGTTTCGATGATTTTGTCTTTTTCTTCATCTGTGAAATAGTTGTTAAAAGAATATATTGCTCGATTCGTCATTGTTTATTCCTTTCCATAAAATCAAGCTGCCTTTCAACCTTATATATACAGTATAATCTATTTGAACAAATAAGTCAACAATTATTTTACATTTTTGTAAACTTTTTTGTTTATTATGTTTATTCAATAAGATAGGATGGCAATTTTTTATACCTATTCATGAATTTTATGAAATTTGGCAGAGATAATGTTGTCTGTTTGCCATGTCTAAGTCTATGAAGAATTACATTTGCGCTTTTATCCAATGGATTTTTATTCCAGCAAGCATCTGAATATTCCTTGATGAGATTGCTGTATGTTTCTTTCAAAGGTTTATATGGCTGTTTATTCTTGCCAGTCATGATATAATCAAATGACACATCGCAAGCTTGGCAAACTTTCAAAACAGCGTTTATTTTTGGAAATGAATCATCTCTGTACAGCCAGATTGAACCACCAAAAATTTCCAAAGAAGCTCGCTTCAAATTGCCGTACTTGGCAACACACTCCTCAATTATTCTGTCTTTTGCTGACAAGGCTAAATAATATAATTCATCATCCATAATTCAGCTCCGATTATGTATATGATGTATGCAACAAGACCTGTGGAAATAGTCACAAAAACAAACAGAAGTGTGCCAAAATCAATCTTTCTAACAAGTCTGATGTATTTAACACAAGCTATGCAAGCTCTCCAAAATTCAGGTAAAATTTTGGCAATGAAGAAATGAATTGCAAGCCCGTACAAAGCAGCCAAAATTACAAATATGCATTTGCTAATCATTTTTCTATATCCTCATAAAAAGTTACTTCATTTCTTCGTACGACAGTGTTTCCATCCGCACTCAGAATCAGTAATGAATTTGTATGTTAAATCTTTCCTAATCTCTTTTAGACAATTAGAACTCTGAGGGATATTTATTTCATTATCCCAGAACCAGCAAAGGCACTTGTTCTTGATGATGTAGTCCCACTCAGGCTTTGGGTCGTGGTATATCTCCCAATCGTTTTTTTGAAAGCCAAAATCCTAAATCAGGGTCGCATTCTCCACCAAATTCATTATAAATTTTTCCTTCTTTATAAAAGATGTACCCTTTTGCATTTGCCGGTTGTGGTACTCCTGTTCTTCTAATCTTAGCCCCTTTTCTGAACTCAGGCAAAAGTTCTTCTAAATATGACATTAGTTATTTCCATCCTTGTACTTTTCGACCAACAGTTCTAAAATGTTACGACCTTTTGCTCCCATTTTAGTTAGCATCAAAAGAGTTTCAGCCATCTTTTCTGCATCTTGCTTGGGATTTTCTTGTCCCATTCTTATACCAATTTGAAATATACTTTTTAATTCATTATCAAAATCTATCATCACTTAATCTCCTTTATCTTTTCTAGGGCTTCTTTACCTATGCTTCGCACATCAATGACAATGTGATGATATTTATCTACTTGCTCGGCAACGCTGTTATAATTTACTATTTTATCCAAAGCCTTAACAGCAATCTCAAGTTTTTTCTCAAGTTCAATCTCTCGGTTAGATGTAAATCCGTCAGAACCATCATCTATAATTTGTTGGCAATGCGGGCATATAAAATTAATCATCACCCCTCACTTTCACCGATAGCGGTTTTAATCTTGTCAACCATTGCTTCAATCGCTCCAATATTTCTTTCATCGCTTGAAACAGCACTTGCATATCCTAGGAAATGCACGCACGCTCTCAACAACTGGCAGAGCTGTTTGTTTTCTTCTATAACTTTAAGATGGTGTTTATAAACATAGTCCATATTTTCTAATCCTGTCATTTTATTCCTCCTTCATAAAGAATGATTCTGGGTCTCTCAAAATGAATTCGCTCAGCTCTTTCTTGCTGCGCAAAGCATTAACTGTTTTCTTGTCAACTGTGCCATTGGCAATCAAGTCAATAACATGCACCCTTTCTGTCTGTCCCTTTCTGTGGGCTCTCTTCTCGCTTTCCTCACGAAAACGCAAACTTGTATCATTGCTGTAGAATATCACATTCTTGGCAGCAGTCAAAGTGTGCCCAATTCCTGCTGTTCGGGGCTGCCCAATAAAATACAAAATATCAGGATTGGTTTGAAATTGCACTTTGGCATTGTGCTTATCATCATCACTCATGCCACCATAATATGTCACAGCTTTATCACCAAGATGCTTTTTAAGCAACTCAAGGTCTGCACGATATCTGCTGAAGATGATTGCTTTGCCAGTATAGGCTGCCAAGACTTCATCCAATGCTTTAAGGGCTGAGGGGACTTCTTCAATGGTTCTTGTCTTGGTGACAATTTTTCCACTGGCTTCATCTCTTTGCACCCACCATCCTCTGGCGACTTGCTGCAATCTCATATTCTTGACAAGTGGCAGCTGCTCAGCTAGTGTTTCACCCTCAAATTCTGCAATGCTGGTCTTTCGCAAATCTTCATAAATAGCAGATTCTTTGTCTGACAAATCGAAATGCCATTTCTTGTAAATACGCTTTGGCAAATCCAAACAATCTTTCTCAAGAACTCTGTATGAATAGCCATCAATTTTGTCATAAAGTTTATCCATGTTTTTATAGCCAACCACTTCATTGAAGAAGCCAATTTTGCAATATTCTGCCTTGAATGCTGTCCAAGTGTCACAGCCAATAATCATCGGATTCAGGAATTTGAATTGGCTGTACAATTCCTCACCACCCTCAGCCACAGGCTGTCCGTCCAAAATACGCCGGAATTTGGCAAGAGGTGCAATTTTATCTGCTAAGAATTTTGTGCGCTTGGCTGTCGGATTCTTGATACATGCAGATTGGTCAAGCACCAGCAGTGTTTTGAAATCATGAACAAATTTATAAATCAATTCTTTGGCTTTATCAGAAACAAAGGCTTCTGCATTGAAGCTGATAATTCGCAAACCTTTGTCAAAATTGTAAACATCCTCAATTTCTTTCTTCTTGGCTTTGGTCAAGTTTGAACTATACCAGCAAGCCTTATAAGGACACCAATTTGGCATGTCCTCATCTAACTCTGTGTCAATCCAGTTGCGATGCACACCATTTGGCCAAGCAATAATAACAAAGCAATCAATTTCACCTTTTCCATACAGATATGCTGCTGTGTCAATGATGACTTTTGTCTTGCCAGTTCCTTGCTCCATAAATAGCCCAAACTCCTGCTGGTCTCTACTTATCATGAATGCTTTTCTCTGGTGGTCCATTGGCGGGCGTTTATACAGATGTCCATCCATGGAAAAGTCTATGTTCCCTGTCTTGTTATTCTTGTTCAATTCAGCCTGCTTGGCAACTCTTATATATTCATCCAAGAATGGCTTAGCTGATTCTTCCCAATGCACATCATCAAAGTTTTCATTGATAAACTGAATGGCATTTGCTGCTGGTCTGAAAATAAGGTCACGCCCTTGCCATCTTTTATAACCAGGCAGATTCGTCAACTTGGCAAAACCACCGTTTTTGCAGCCATCTTTAATGATGCAATAATTTCCGCTGTAATGTGAAATAATCACGATATTTTTCTCCATCTCAGAATGTTAACCATTCTCAATCCTTTAATTTTGCGCCCTTTGAAAATGTACCAGTCACCATCTCTGCCATCTTCAACGATTGGCTTGCCATATTGCAGATATTTGTCTCTGTTAACTCGGCAAAGGATTTTGTCTGTGTCATCTTCAGCACGGAAGTTTAAGAACAAAGATTGTCCCTTGATTCTGTATCCACCACGCTTTTCCACATTGATAAGTTCGTTGTCATCACGCAAGTTCTTTTCTGATATTTTGCCCAAGAAAAGCACAACACCCTCAGCATCGCCATCCAGCTCTTCAATCAGGCTTATTTTTGTGGCAATATTGTATTTTTCTGGGTGCTCATAAATATCACCAAATCTTTCTTTGCCTTCAAACAAACAATCATATTTGGTCACAGCAGTTTCAAGCAACTTCTCTTGTCTTGCTGTCAGAGCTCTTCCCTCTTTTCTTCTCAACTCGATATCATCAGCAATTTTTGGTCCAATGCCTTTGACATTGATATATCCGCCATAAATAGTGTTGTCTTTGATGCTCCAGTTCTTTTCAGATTTTTCCTTGTCAAAGGCACAATATCCAAATCCTTCCTTAACCATTTCACGCAGCAGTCTGATACATTGGTCTTCATCTTTGGCATTGCGCAAGGTTGCAGCTGCAAATTCAATTGGGAATTTTGCCTTCAAAACCATTGTCCAATAGCTCACCAATCCATAACTGACGGCGTGCGAACGGTTGAATGCCCAAGAGCCCATGGTGTTAATCTGTTCCCAAATTGTTTGGGCTTCCTGCTCTGTCAAACCATTCTCAATTGCACCAACTTTGAATTTCTCCCAATATTGGTCAAAGAACTCTTTTCCGAGAGATTTTGACATGGCTTTACGCAATGCCGAAACATCTTCCCAAGATAATTTGCCAATATCACGTCCAATTGTCATAACTTGCTCTTGATAAACAACAATGCCATATGTAATTTTGGTGTGCTTCTCCATCATTGGGTGCAAATAAGTGGTTGGCTCTTTGCCAGTTCTTCTTGCACAGAATTTGGTTGCACCACCACTGACCAATGGTCCAGGTCTTGCCAAGGCTGTAATGCTGACAATGTCTTCAAACTCATTGACATCAATCTGTCCACAAAGTGATTGCAGTGCTGTTCCTTCAAACTGGAAAACGCCTGTGAATTTCCTTTTATTCAAAATATCAAAGGCTGCTTGGTCGTCCATTGGATAGTTGAGCAAGTCATCTCGCGTCCAACCTACATTGTCAAGAATTTCCTGAATAATTGTTAAAGTTCTAAGCCCCAAAGCATCAATCTTTAACAAGTCAAGAACTTCTGCATCCTTTTTATCAATTTGGGTTGCACCTGTGTGAGCATCACCAGAGCAATAGTTGCTCAATGGATGAGCAGTTACCAAAGTTCCTGCTGCGTGCTGTCCTGTGTGACGGGCATGGGCTTCAAGTTTGGCAGCAATAGCCAACTGCGGATATTTCTCAAGAGTTTTCTTGCCAATGTCCAATTCATTAAAAGTGTCCATAATACAAAAAGCTGCACGGGCATCACCACCACTTCGCTCAATGATAGCTCCCTTTAAGTCCTCAACTTCCCAGACTGGAATTTGCAATTCCTTTGCAACATCAGTGATTGTGGATTTTGCTTTGTAACGGCTAACCGAACCAATTCTGGCAACACAATCTGCACCATATGTTTCTTTAAGATATTCAAACACCATATCACGCTTGGTGTCTTGGAAGTCAATATCAATATCTGGATAGTCTGGGATATAATAAAAGCAATCATTAAGCTGTGCTTCTGTTGGCTCTTTATCAGTTATGCCAAGAAGATAAAGTGTCCAGAAATTCATTTTGTCAGAATCAATTTTCTTTCCTTCTTCATACATAGATTCAATCTTTTTTAAAACTTTATCACAAGACAGCAATGATGAAATTTCACTGTTGATTATTTTTCTGCTAAGCCCTTTTTTATCGGATAATTCTTCAATTTTTTCAATTAAATCTTCCATCATTAAACTCCTTCAAAAAAGTCAACAACTTTTTTATTGAATCTATGCCCACCACGATTGATGTCAATAAAGCGTTCAAAAATCAAGTCATATGGAATTGGGTCAATATCGGTGATGTACAAAAGATAGCAGACAAGACTTCCTGATGAGCTGCCACGAGCTGGACCAACAAGCATATGTTTTTTGCTGAATTTGCACAAGTCAGCAATCAAATAAAAATAATCTTCAAATCCTTTTCTTTCAATAAGAGTCAGCTCTTTCTTTAATCTTGCTTTGTAAACTTCGTTTGTTAAGTCAACACCTCTTTCTTTGGCTCCCTTTACACACATGTTGTACAAAGTGTCAGGACGAGGCGGATGCACCATTTCTGCTTTTGGCAATTCAGCATTGCATTCTGCAGCTATAAAGTTTGCATTGGCAATTGCCTCATCATCATCCCAACCAAGAAGCTCCCATTCATCTTCATCCAAAACATGGATTGGATTGATATTTGACTCAGCTGCACCACTGGCAAGAATCTGATAAGCAGGATAATCTTCCGGCTTCAGCATGTAGTTGTCAGAAACAGCAGCACATTTAATCCGCATTTTTTTAGCGTATGAGTGGGCATTCATAGGTGTGTTTGGGGATAAACCAAGATAAACATTTTCTCTGCTGTATAGCTTCCGAAAATCCTCATTTTCTCGCATGTAGTCTGTAAAGTTAGAGAGAATGATGAAAATATTGGCACTAACTCCCAAAACATCATTGTAGTCAATTCTTGGTGTGTAATAGAATTGCTCTGTGGACTTTGTTGCCAGCTCATACAATTCTTTCAGCCCTGCGTTATTACGCGCCAAAAATGAAATATATGTTGTTTCCTGCTTCTGATTTTCTTTGGCATTTTCAACTGTTGCCAACTCAACTCCAAAAATAGGCTTCTTGCCATATTTTTTGCAATACTTAGCAAACTGCACATGTCCCCAAGTCCCGTGTCTATCGCATATGCCAATGGCATCACCAGGGATAGTTTTGGCAACTTGTTCAATGAATCCATATGCTATTCTGAATGAATATTCTGTCCGCACCTTGATATTGTTCAGCATTCTCTCAACTCCAAATTACAGCATCTCTTTTTTTCTAAGCCATCTGACACAACGCAGCAAGGCTTCAACATCTCCCATTGCTCTATGAGCATTGTCAAAGGCTTCACCAAAGGCTTCTTGGTGCAATTTGGTTAAGTTCAAACGATAGCCATGCATTGATTTTGTTCCTTCGCATGTGCAAATATGAACAGCTGGCCAAGGGAACTGGCAGCCTTTGCCAAGCCTTAACAATTCATTTTTGAGCATGTCACGGTCATAAGCCAAGTTGTGGGCAATCAAGTGAGTGGTTCCAAGGAAAAATCTGCACAACTCCGGATATCTTTTGGCAAATCTTGGCTGGTCAGCCAGCATTGCATCAGTGATGTGAGTTATCTCTGTGATTTTGTCAGGGAGCTTGATGCCTGGATTGACAAAAAATTCAAGCCTATCAATTTCCTCAAGTGTGTCAAAATCAACCTTGATGCCAGCAAACTCAATAATCTGTGGTTGCTCTGATAATGGTGCTGATTCTGGCTTCAACAAACCTGTTGTTTCTGTATCAAATACAATGGCAATTCTTTTATGTTCAGTCATTTTCTTCTCCTTCAAAATAATCCATAAGCATCAAACCCATTACACCATAAACAGCCAAATCTGATAAAGTGTCGATGATTTCATCATGAGAAAGTTTTTCCCCAGAAGCTATCATCTTTGCCATATTCTCAAATCTGACATATTTTCTTTTTATATCAAAAAATAAAGATAGCAAAGCAAAATTCTCTGGCTCTTGGCTTCTTGTTTTCACATAGTTCCCATACAGCACTCCCTTTCCGGCGTGTATTTTTGCCAATGTATCTTGTATTGAAACAAATCCTGCATTTTTCTTTGCTTTAAGTAAAATCTCATCAGAAAGTCCTGACAATTTCAGCAGTTTTTCATTGAATGTAATTTTTTCAGCCATCAATATTCTCCTTTGGCAACTTGGCAGCATAGAATACCATTCTCACGCCACATGTTAACAACTTTCTCTTTGTCATCAAAAACAGCCACTATATTGCAAATTCTTTGAATTGCATCAAGCATTCTTTTTTTGACAACAGCATCAGATTCTTCATTTCCACAAGGACGCATCATAAGCTCGCAATACGGTATATCATTGTTGCACAGCCACTGCTCTGTTCTTTCTCTGAATTTATCATTCCTTCCTGTGCAAATGTAGATGGGATATATTTCAGAAAGAGCTTGGCAAATTTTAACAAGATTTGCATTTGGAGCATCCAACTCCAAAGAATCATTAAAAGAATCATAGTCTGGTTTGAATTTAATCTTGCTCTTGTCTGCTAAAAAAACACCATGCTCATTTTCAACAACTGCAATATTTTCCTTTGTTTTCAACTCCTCAAGAAATATGAATTTTCCACCATTATATTCAACAGAACTTCCATGTTTGGGCTTCAAAAATTTAATTCGTTCAGGACTTGTCTTCGCCAAAGTCCCATCAATATCAAAAATAACAACATCAAGCATAATTATTCCTTTCTTAAAATGTCAAGAAATTTACGAGCAGCAACTGCTTCATCTTTGGTAACAGCACCCTTTTCTAGAACACCATTGATGAATTTATCCATTCCCATGGCTGCTTCTGTTTTATGTGAGATTAAGAATTTTTCAGCCCACGGATGGACTTCCACAACTCTCTTTATCATTTCATCAAAGACTTGCCGATATTCATTCTGTGTGCGATAGCCTGTGCGAGATTTTGCCAACTCAGCCAAAGTTCTCAAATTAAATTTGGCAATGATATTGGTGCAAATATTTGTCGGCAAAACACCCCTTGCATCTTCTTCTGGGATGCCAAGTTCAATCATCTTCTTGTATGCTTCATTGATATCAGCCATGGTCTTGTCATAAATTTGGCTTGCCAAACCATTTCCACCAAAGGTGTAATTCTTGACAAAATCAAAATTCTCCATATTGAGCATGCGCATGGTCTGTTGTGCGTATGAGCCTGTGCGAGTTCTGACAAACTGATGAGTGAATGCACGGCTAACACCTCTGATTTCAAAAATGTAATCTACAAATTCCCAAGAACTTGGAACAGTCTTGCTCATGTAATCAAGCTCAGCCATCTTCTCTTCTTCTGACATTGCTTTGATTTTGTTTTCTGTTTCTTTGCCAAGCTCAAGGCGTGTGCTTTTCGTGTACAATAGTGTGTCAACTGCATCTTTGGTGTAGTTAATTAGCCGAACTTCCATTTTCTTTCTCCTGCAACAATTTTTCATTCATTTTGATGATTTTTACATCAGCATCAGTTAAAGTCACCAAGGATGTGCAAACTATGCATTCAGACTTTTTTGAAATGTATTCTTCCACCTCCTTGTTATTCCAATGCTTGATGACATCTTCAAGATAGCCTACAGAATTGAGAAGATTTTTGTACGGCTTCAACTGGAGCTCAAGCTCCTTACCAATCTTTTGTCTCTCTTCATCAGCCATATTTGCATATTTTGTTTGGTTTTCCTTATATATTTCGTTATCAAAATTCCAATACCAAGTTTCAGGAAGAACAATCCCGAGCTGTCCTGTGTATACTGTATGAGGCAAATCAATGGTCTGGTTGATATAAGCCTTTTTATATTTCATCAAAATTTGCATTTCATCTTGAGGAAAATGTTTTATCAGAATTTTCTTTTGAGCATCTGCATATTCCTGAGCCATTTTTTGCAAAACAGCTTTCAAATCAAGACAAGGATTGAGTGTGATAATCTGTTTCTTTGCGATGGCTAGCAAATCATCAATCATATACTTAGCCATCTTCTTTTTTCTTGGTGAAGCCATGGTGTTTCCTTTCATTTATTGCACATGTACAATGTTTTGTTGTAATTGTCTTGCTTCATGATTTTTTCAATGACATCAATGTCACCAATCACATCATCAAGCATAATCTGCCGCCAAGTTGCAAATCTGCCAAGAGAATAAATTTGCCTTTCGCGGCTTAAATTCAGAATGTTATTCTTGCGAACTGTATCATCCACAGGAATAATTTTGCCAAGGGGCTGAACAACCTTGACTGGATTAGTAAATGAAGCATGGCTCATATCAATGCCAAAATATTCTCTAAGGGCATTTGCTATGACTGATGCCTCTGCACCCTTTTCAAATAAGGCATCAATTGCTTCTTTTCTGCCTTCAAAAATAGCTTCATTGCCAGATATGCTCAATCTGTAAAACGGTGTTTTTTCTGTCACATCATAAATTGTCTGATAAACATCAACTGATGGTTCATTGATGAAAAAGTTAACAGAGCAAATTTCTTTGCATTCGTATTTTGCATCAGAGTTCAATCCTGCAATTTTCATGTTCAACGGCATAGGCAAAGTTGAAATTGCAGCAGCACCACTTGGCTTTTCAACTTTATGATTGTATTCAATCTCAATCCCCTCAGCCAATCTTTCAACAAAATCGTGCGGGGCTATGTATCGAACTTCACCATGGAAATTTTCAATGCTGCGTTTGGCGACTGTTCCTGTGACTTTCTGGGAATAAAGATTGTCAAATCTCAAATTGCTTTCGTTGTAAAGTTTGCCATCATGCCAGATAGCCTTTCGGATGCTAACTTTCTTAAATGGAATGCCAGTAGCAATTGACACTTTGTCTGTTCTGAATCTCAAAAGAGCTTTGTGATTATGAGGCAATTCTGATTTTGCTTCATAAACAATGGGGTTGTGCTTTCTTAGAACATTGGCAGCAATAAGTCCTGCCATTCCAGCACCCCAAATTTGCAATCTATTTTGCACTGTACTCTCCTATAATTTTATAAATGTTATCTGAATTGAAAATCTGCTTGAACTTGTATTTCTCTTTATTCAAGATTGACTCAATGTGATTAAGCATCTTTTTGCGGGCGTTTGTGGAATTAACAATTGAAGCATTCTCAGCCAAAAATGTTATCATCTCAAGACAGTCAGCAATTTTGATTGCGTCTTTCTCTTCTTGGTTAGGAACATACATTTCGTGAGCCATTGCCAAATCTTCTTCAATGCCATCAACAATCTTCTTAATCTCTGGATGCTCCCATTTTACGGTTGACGGGATATCACCTGTGAATATCTCATAAAAGTCATGCAGCAGGCAAGCCATAAGCATCTGATAAGATATTGGTTTGTTATAAATGAAGCCAAGAATCATAGAAGCCCGCCATTGGTGCTGTGAATTTGTTTGCTTATTCCTAACACACGGCATGGCGTGATATCTTTGCACATCACCACTGTCAAGAATTGTTTTGATATCTTCAATTTTCATATTGTTAATTCCTTTGCATTAAAAGATTGGAGGGCAGAGGGGCTGCCCTCCATTTTTGGCATTACATCGGGTCTGAATCACTTTCAACATCAGATGCCATTTCAACAGGGTTGGCAACTTTAACATCACCACCAATAACAGCTTTGCGAAATTCACGTGCTGCCATATAAAGTTCAACCCCACCAATTTCAGTTGTCGGTTTATAAGCAGCAATTGAAATACCAAACCAAGAACCATTGTCGTTGCTTTCCGGAACAGTGGTCAATTTGTATGCCATATAGAACATGGCAGGATTCATTGTACCTTTTCCATCCGGCTTCGGAATTTGCAGCTGGTTGATAAGGGTGTTCCATCTGCGGGCTTTTTTAAGCTGAGATTTTGCCAAAGAAATTACAACCTGCTTTGTGGTCTTCTTTTCCTCATCCACAACCAAACCATAATATTCAGCAGTCGGAACAATCTCATTGCCATCAGCTGTAATGTGGTTGCCTTTGTCATCAACTTCGCACGCTTTGTATTCTTCATCGCTGATGCCATGGTCAGCTACAAATCCACCACCAGCTGTGCGGGGCTTCCATTCAATGTGTGCTCTGCGGTATGAAACAGGAATGAACAACAGTCCTTCAGCACCATCTTTGATTTCATTTGAAATGTTATCAAAGAACATTCCTTCCTCAGCCCCTTGGATATATCCGCCGGAGCTTTTTTTGACCTGGTCAGAGCCAGACTGCAAAATGGAAATACGAGGGATGGCAAAGTCATCTTTGTTCATAAATTCAGTGCCAGCACCGGCGTCTTCCATCAGCATTGCATCAAGCTCTGCATTGGCAATTGGAGTTTCCTTTTTCAAAGCAACTTCTTTTTTCTCAGTCATTTTATTTTTCCTTTCAAAATATTAAACATTATCAATTGTGTGTTAGCCAATCTTTCTTGGCTGTTTAATAACCGCCTTAAAACCTGTATACACACTGAACAGGTCAAGTGGTACATTCGCACCACTGGCGAGTTTCTCCTTGATATATGAAGTCAAAGAAGCATTGTGAACAGTTGTGCTTCTGTCGTACTCCATACCAATCTCTTTGCAAAAGTCAACAAATTTCTCTGCGATTTCATCTTGTCCTTTGCCAAAATCAACAGAAATGTTGTTCTTGATAATAGCTTCACCACCGTTAGCTCGCATCCAATCTAATGCTCTGTGATTGCGGTCAATCAGTGCATCTCTCTCATCACCTTGTGCTTTAAGGATTGCACCACGGGAAGGCAGTGAAGCCTGAACAACATCTTTGATAGTGATTTCAGAACCATCACCAAGTGTGAATTTCTTTATGCCAAGCCCCGTCATCATATCTGGCAAAGTTACTGCTTCAATCTCTCTGTACTGTTTTTTCTTCTCTTCAATCTCAGCTTCCATTTCAGCAATTTCGCTTGCCAAATTAACCATCTCAGAAGCCTTTGTTTGCAAGTCTTTTAAGCTAACATCTTTGTCGGCATTTTCAGCATCAGATTGAAGTAAAGCATCAAAATCTTTCTTTTCCATATTATTTCTCCAGATTGAATTCAAGTGGCATATAAAATCCATCAGTCTTATTTCCATCAGAATCTCTTTTACGATTCCAATACAAGAATCTGACTTTATTAAAACCAAGCAAAGCCAAAGCAAAGCAAACACATTGCAAAGCAGTTGGGTCGCCTAAATTTGGCCAAAGAATAAAGTCATTTTCAGCATCAAACTCTTTAAGAGTGTTCATTGCTTCCCTCATATACCTTGTCGGCATTGAGCAGATTCTTTGGTCTGGTGTAAAAACTCTTTCCAGTCTGCCATATTCTGCAGCTTTGGAAAAGTCCGGCGTCCATCCATTCTTCGGCTTGGGCTCTTGAACTATATATACAACCATTTTGTTAATTCCTTTTCATTTTACATTATCATTGTATTTTATATTTTTGTAAAAGTAAAGCATTATTTTACAATAATCAACTTTTCTTTTGACCTTGTTGCAGCTGTGTAAAGCCAACGAGTTTGGTCAATTATTCCACCTCTAACAGCTGAACTTTGGTCCCAAACCATTGTAGCATCAAATTCTGAGCCTTGTGCCTTATGAGCAGTCAAGCAATATGCAAAGTCAAATGGATAAATGTCAGCCTTTAATGGCAGGCATTTCCAAATCCTGACAAAGTCTTGTTCAAATTTTTCAGAATCGTGATATTTCCAAAAATCCTTATTCCAGAATTTGAATGAATTGAAAGAATGAACATTGCCAGTTGCCCTTTTAACATAGATTATAGAGAGACCAGCCAAGTCTTGAGAAATGTCAATATTTTTAACGGCTGAAAAAATCTCACCATTGAATGCCAAAATTTTTCCACCAAAACCGCCTGTTCTATCTCTGATGTTGCTCAATGAAATAACTGGCTCACCCTCATAAATCTTATTTTCTGTGAAGCCTAGTTTGGCACGAACTTTGGCATTGATTGTTCTGCGAAGATTGTTGTTATAACAGATGTGTGTATATTTATGAGAATTTTTTACAACCTCTTCATGGAATTTGTTGGCAACCAGTAAATGCTCACCATCTTCAAACTGCTTAAAATTTCTGCCACCCTCACGAATATGCGTTGCCAAATTTATGATTGGATTTTCCTTGGCAACACGATGCACTTCATCAAGGAAAATATCAGTCTTTGTTTCTGCAAAAACATCTTTTGATTTTATAGGCGGAAGCTGCATTCCATCACCAATCAAAACAACCTTATCAAACACACTTGTGATATCAGCCAGTTCCTGCTCTTTCAGCATAGATGCTTCATCAATGATTGCAATTTTGTTTTTCAGCTCTTCTGGATTAGCCACAAAATCAAATGCCAGCTCTTCACTCTCAATCACAGGGATTTTCTCACCATGGTCATCAAGAATGAAATTGCCGTCAGCATCTTTGTGATATTCCATCTTGCCATCATTCTTCTTAAATTTTAGGGTGTTTCTGGGAGAATACAAAATTGAGTGAAGTGTGCTGGCAGAAATTCCCTTGTCTCTCAAAACCTGTGCTGATTTATTTGTAGGCGTTAAAACAAGGCATTTTTTGCCAAGTTCTGCTGCAGCTTTTGACAGCACGAAGGATTTGCCTGTTCCGGCATATCCTTCAATCTTGCTGATACCCTCTTTGGCATTGCAAATTAAGTCATAAGCTGCTGCTTGTTTTTCTGTTAACATATTGTTAATTCCTTTTCATGTTGTGTTACATATTACATTGGCAGTGCATCATCAACAGGATTTCCACCTGGCTCTGAATTTTGCAGCCATTTTGTGAATGCTTGTTTCATTTCTTCCGGCGTTGCATTTTCATAATTGGCAACAACCTCAGGCACAATCCAAAGACGAACTCTTGAGCCATCTTCCAAATATACAGGCTTTTCGTATTGTTTAAAGCCAGCATCTTTCATAACTTCTGCCCACTTAAAATCAGAAAACTTCAAAAGATTCTGTGGAACTGATTTCGAAGCTTTTATGTGCCGAATTGAAACAACATCCATGTTGAATGGGTGGGCTCTGTCTTCAGCTCTGCCAAAAACAAATTGCTCTAAGGCGTTTCTGCTTGCCTCAATGGAAACAAGTTTTTGTTTTGTCATTGGGGCTGTCCCTTTGGGATTGAATTTGTCAAGTTTTATTTTCTTAAAGTAATTCATGAGAACTCCTGCACAATCTGGTGAATCTAAAAATTCATACAGTCTTTGGTAATATTCATCCGTGTTTCTTTCAACTGGCACTTGAATAATGCAATACCGCTTATCGTATTGGTCAACCAGCAAAGCATCTTCATGGTTTGTTGTCATCAAGATGTTGTATCTATTCGGCATGGTATAGCTTCTGCCACCAGGCAAGCGAACCATTGTTGTTGGCTCTGTGATAAAAGGCTTCATCTTATTCATCAACTCAATACGGTCGGAATGCTTAATTTCCTCCACGATTACAAGTTGAGCCTGCTCTTGCCAATCTGTGTAAATTTCGTGCAGCCTTTCATTGCTTGGTGATTTTACATTATCCTCACCAAGAACTTTCCGCATGAAATGTCCAATTGTAGATTTACCAGTTTGCTGATGTTTACCACATAGTACAACAGACCATCTTATTTTAACACCTGGATTTTGAACTTGATAAGCCAGCCACTCAATCAGAATTTGTCTTTCCTGTTCATCTGGCACCAAGAATTTGAGGTGATTTTCAAAAATGCTGGCATCTCCGTCAATAGGCTCAACACACGGATTCACCCAAGTGTTAATCTTGCGCAAGCCGTCCTCTTCAATCAGAAGCTCTTGACCAGGCGCAAATGTCGGACAGTCAACAATATCGATGACAGATTCAGTCACCATATCATCAACCATATTATCTTTCGGAAGCTTCAGCTTCTTTGCCAACTGAGATTTGTCCAATCTCTGCTTCAATCCTGCATCTGTATATTCCTTTGTTGATATGATATGAATCCAGCCAAATCCTGCCTTTTTGAGAAGCATTTTGACTTCATCATCTGGCATTCTTCTGATAAAGGATTCACCCTTTGCAAGCAGAATGTCGTCAAGCCCTTTGTAATTCTCATCCCAAGTTTCAATCTCAACATCAAGCCCTAAATCCTTAACAAGCTTGTGAAGCTCAGCAATCATCTTATAAGTTGCCGCACTGTCTTCACTGTCAAGGGCAATTTTGACTGTGCTCACTTCAAGCTCAAGCAGCACATTCTTCAAGTCTTGCGGGGCGGTATTTACACCATTCAGTCCCAATGTATAATAATTGCCAAGGGCTGTTGCAATATCTGCCTTTAATGGTCCTTCTGTGATTCGTATAACTGAACCACAATTCTTCGGCTTGCCATCCTTAACATTCACCACAGGGCAGTGAGTTGTCGGGAATGCCTTTCCACCCTCTGTTTTATTGCCAGAGGAACAAAGCAAATATTTGCGATTGTTAATTGCCTTGCGCGGGCGGTTTAAGATGTAATTTATATTTCCACCAATGTCTCTGATAGGAATGAGCATCCCAGTTTGAGCATTAAAGGCTCTTGAGCCATTTGCATTGATGAAAAAACCAGGATGCCCCGTCAGATTATAACTTGAATCAATTTTGGACACAGCTTTCGCTGATTGTGTATTTTTGCCATTCTGCCAAGTCTTATATCCAGCCTGAGTAAAAAATTTCTGCTTCATGCCTCTTTTTGTTAATTCTTCAATTTCCTGAGCATCTAAATTCAGATTATTCAAGAAATTTTCATTTATTTCTGTTGCCAGCGATTTTCTATCAGTCTTGAAATAAGTATTTGATGACATTATTGCCTCTTGAATTTTGGTGATGTATTATAAAAATATATTTAACAATTCAAAATTAAAAGGGCTTTTATTTGTCCGTCAAAACATTCTTGTATTTCGGCAAATCTCTACTTTTGTACACCAATTCAAGAGATTCATCATCCACAGATACAAATCCGTGATTCCAGTCCCAAGCCAAATCTTTATTTCTTCCGCCTTTTGCCAAAAAGTCTTCATAAGAAATTCCCTCATCACCAGCAGCCATAATAAGCTCAAATGACTTGTATCCCCATGTTCCTTCACGACGAGGATTTGCATTCATATTTGACTTAATAATGCCGCCCTCAAATTGAGATTTTTTGCCAGAGTGCTGAGGCTTTGAAGCCTTTTTGTCACCTTTGTTTTCATCAATCATTTTGAACAATTCTCCAATACCATAACCAAGGGTTGCTCTGTCACGAAAAGCCAGAACTGCAGCCAAAGTTCTTTCAACAGCTGTTTTGTGGTCTCTGAATTTAACAATCTTCTTGTTCTCAGGAACAGTTGTATTGTAAAGTTCGGCTAATTTTGCACCAGTCATTGTTTCCAATACCAGTTCGATTTCTTTTGCTACATTGTTTGTCATTGTTTATTCCTTTCCATAAAATTAAGTTAATTTGTTCTTACATTATTTAACATATCTCTAAAATGAACAAAAGTCAACAATTATTTTACAACTTTTCAAATATTTTTTCAAAATTTGTCTTAATTGCTTGAATTTCAACAATTATTTTTTTGTTCATCTGATAGTAAATAAACCGATTTTGCTTCCTTGCAGTCAAAATTCCTGCATTTTTCATCTGAGAAAGAAGATGAGAAAGGGCTGAATTTTTCAAGCCAATAATCTTGCAAATCTCAGTTGGTGTTCTTTCTTTGCCGTCAGCCATCACCCTAATGATTTTGAATTTGGCACCAGAAACGGCGTATGTTATCATCTTTTCTTTATCCATGTTCGTTACTCCTTATTGCAAAATGTCTTCTTTCTCAACCAGAAATCCATTGTTAATGGCAATGGCTCTTCCATATATCTTATTGTGGCAGACTGGGCATTCAATTATATCATCCCTGTCAACTGGTGAAAACAAATTGTCGCAGCTCGGGCAATACCCAATCTCATGCAGACAAAAATCTGCCATCTCAGCTCTGTCAAGATAAAGAATTTTGCAACCCTTGCCCATCTATCTTTCGTCTCCAGAGCCATGCATCTTGTTTCTTGCCATTCTGTCAAATAATTTTGCAGCATTTGTTTTCAAAACATTTTCTGTTTCAAAACCAAGAGAATTGCTCAAATCTGTAAAGCTATTCAGAATGCTTCTCATTGCAATTCTTTCCTTGTGCTTGTTTCCCTCAGCCATGCCGTTGACCATCATACCAATCTTGGAAGATATTGACATGATAACCTGCTGAGGCTTCTTGTTTGTCTGAAGATTGTCAGGCTTAAACTGCTGCTGATTGAAATCAATTGACTTCCGCAAATACCCAAGATGTGTTATGTACCACCCCCAATCACCAAGCTCTTTCTTCAATCCAGCTTGTTTTTCTTGTTCAGGAACATCATCTCTGTGAGCTTTCTTAAGTTTCCCTGTAATTTCTCCAAATTCCTCTAGAAAACCATAAAAACATTGCTCCTGTGTTCCTTTTCCATCCCAAGTTTTGAGAACTACATTTTCCAAATAATTTTTAGGCGTCATTTTTATTCTCCAATTCATCCGAAATTCTAAATTTTTCGCCAGCTTCCAAACCACTCTTGGTTGCCTCAGGGTCTATGTTGTCTGACAGTTTCCTTTTTGCTTTGTAGATTTTTTCAACACCAAAATCTTTCATAAAATCTTCTTTCAGATTCTCTCTGTTCAGAACAACCAAATCTGTGCCGGTTGACTTCTGGCAATTTTGCTGGCGAGCTTCTATGAAGCCGAACAATCTCTCAATCACTTTTGAGCAATATCCATTCCGGAATGAATTCGTCATCACCAAGCTATTGGTGCCAAGTCTTTTGCTGGCGAGATAATTCGCTGAACGCTTAAATTTATTGACTTCAATCTCCATTTCAAATTCAAACCGTTTTGCCATATCAATTGTCAAGTTGACAAATTCACCATCACCAAAAACAATCAGTTCTCTGCCTTTTGTAAATGATATGCAGCCAAAATATTCAGCAATCAGATTTATAACGCCGTTGAACAAATAAAATGGATATTTCTTTTTTGGTGTGAAATATTCATGTGTATTTTTGCTCTTGCTTTTAAGCTGATATTTTTCTATCTGATATTTCTCAATCAGCATGTTAGCCTTTTCCATGGCAATCTTCTCTTCAGCTTCGGTTGCGCCATTACTTTGGTTAACTTCAAGCAGCTTTTTGACTTGCTCTATTATTTTGCTTTTATCCAGCATCTTTCAAATCTTTCAAAATGTTCTTGTCAATAAGAGAGTTTATATCAATTTCATCAAAATCCTCATCCACAGTGCAGTTGTCTAAATCAAGAATTGAATCATCTAAAAATTCATCAATCTCATCTTCTGCAGGCTTTCTGATTTTGACTGGATTCTTCATATCACTCTCCAAATAACCTCTTAAAAAATAATGTCACAGAATCTTTATTCTTTATGTCGGCAGCAAATTCTGGATGAAAATCTTTCAGTGTAAAGTCACTAATGGCTGAACCAGAATGAGCATATATTTTGTCACCACAATACACAACAACATAACTCTTGCCACCACTTGCTGTGTACTTTTTATGCCATATGGGCTGTTGTGGCTGAAATACCGGCTTTTCATATATACTCTTGACTGATTTCAGCTCAACCCAAATTGCCTCACCATTCTTGCCAAGACAGAATACATCTGGTGTCCCTTGGTTGACCCTGTTTTCAACACGCTCGCAATATTTTGTGTGTAGCTGAAACAGCGGACGAAATTTTTCCCAAAAAGCCTTTTCTTTCATCACTATCTCCTGCAATCAGGCTTTCCATCAGGAAGCAAAACAGGCTGAATGTAAACATACGCTGGTGATACTGTGTCTTTTCTGGTTGCCAGATATTTACATCCAGTTTCAGAGTCAGTCAGCAAGATTATGCCTGCAATTCCTGAACTTTCTGCTTTGAATCTTGGCTCAGCAGAAAATGCAAGCCCGCCAAAAAGCATAATGAAAATGAAAACAAGAACCAAGATTGTAAAAAATTTCTTCATTGTTCATTCCTTTCCATATTTTATCAATTACTTAAATTATAATTGTTTATCTGCCAAAAGTAAACAATTTACATAAATTTTTCTTTGGCTAAATTCCGGAAGAATTCAACCAGTTGCTCTGTCAGTCCTGAATCTGTGATAATTTCAGCAAACCAGCCTTTGTCATCACGACACAGGTCTTCACGAGCTATCTGCTCTCTCTTAGAGAGAGGAACATTGACAGTGTGATATCTGTCATCATACTTGTCATAAATGACTGCTTTGTCTTCTTCTGAAACAAAATTATCTTTTGTTCTTTCAAATTCCTCAAAGAATTTTGCCAAAATAGGCTTAAATTCATCAATGCCAGAAATAACATCCAACAGGCTTTTCTTTTGCTTTTCACAAGGCAAACAAGCCCCGTCATTCTTTTCATCAATAAAACTATCAGTCATTTTGTTCCCTCCACAGGATTGAACTGTCTATCAGCAATAAATTTCAGCATCATCTTAATATGCATCGCATCTTTTTCTCCAACTCCTATGCCAAGGCTATCTGAAAAGCCGGTGCATTTTCCATGCTCAATAAAGCCAGCAGATGTTGGTGTTTTATTTATCCCATCAGCAACTGCTTTGTGCTCAATTGTATCAGGGAAAATCACAGGGAAAAAATTGTCAAATATCACATACTTCATAGCTTCCACCCCTAACGATAAAGATGATAATGGCAAGTTTCATATGAGTGTGTCTGCTGGCATTGTTTCATAGCCTCGTCATCAGTACAGCTGCAAACCAAAATTGCAATCAGAGCCAAAAGAAGAAAAATTTTATTCATAATGTTCATTCCTTTCCATAAATTGTTTATATTATCATTGTAACATATTGCAAAATAAAAGTCAACAACTATTTTACATAAATGTAAACTTTTTTGCCATTTTTTCTCTTTCCTTCAAAATTTTCTTCCAAATCTTATCTCTTTTCTTCAAGTTTTTTGCACGAGCAATTTCTTTTTCTCTTCTGGATTTTGCTGATTTTTTAGCATTATTTGCCAGCTTCTTTTTCCATCTGATGTTAAATTTACTTTCCTTTTCAGCATGTGCCAAGAAATTCCTTGCAAATCCCATATCTGAAATCAAATAGAACTTGAATGTCATTGGGTGGCTCTTGACAAATGCCAAATATTCTTCCGGAAACATAAATGGCTGAGCCAAGATTTCTTTACGGCTTAACGGAAAAATGAACTGGTGATTTTCAAGGTCTTGTTTATTGATGTTATTGAGTGTAGCACCACTCATTATCCCACCTTTGCGAAAACACATCAGATATGCTGCCCAATGCCTTGGTGTCATTTTATACACTCGCCCAATGATGCTGGCTCTTATCATTTCACCATCTTTGAATGGTCCACGGAATGTTGGGAATTTTTCCATATCAAGCCTTTCTCAAAACACATTCATAATGGCTTGGCAAATATTTGCCAAAAACTCCAACCACTTCTTCAGTTGGCTCTCCATAGCAGGCATACTTTCTTGCGATATACTTGCCATCTGGCAAATCTATAAACCCAAAATCATCAGGATATAATGGCAATTTGACATGCCTGATAACACCATTTACAACCACCCACACTCTTTCTGTTTCGTTTTTGTGCATCTTTTCAGAAGCTGCTTTTTCTATCTCATGTGGCAAAGCTCCACCATAACTTCCCAAATAATTCAAAATCATCACAGCAATATATTGATTGAAATTGTATATGCCTGCTGCAGCAATGTAACAATCAGCCATTTCATATTCGTCTAATGGAGATGCCAAATGCTCATCCATTTCCTCTGTAAATTTCAAAAGCTGATTTTCTATGTTGGCTCCTTTGAACAACTTTTTGTGCCGTTCAGCCATAGCCTTAAACTTGCAAAAATCAAAGCCATTTTTCCAAATTTTAAATATGTTTTCCTGTTTCATTTTCGCTAATTCCTAACTTTTTTCTCAATTTCTTAATTGCAAACAATTCTATTTGCCTGATTCTCTCCTTGCTCAAAGAGTACTTCTTGCCAAGTTGACTCAACGACTTATCATCACATCTTCCATACAATATGTCATAAGTCCTTTCTGACAACTCCTTTTGCGCCAATTTCTTAAGCTGTTTTCCACAGATTGTCCTATCTAAATCGCTAGGCTTTTCCTGCAACTGATATTTACACTCAGGATTATCAATGTTAACATAGCTGAAGTTGTGATAATCATCAATTGCTTTCTTTGTTATTTCAGATAATTCTGCACTCTCAAATACAAGATAATTGGTACAAGGTCTCACAAGATTGACATTTCGCAAAACATATTGACCAAGATGATAATGCAACCAATATTCAAGATAAACACCAAAGCTCGCACCCTTTTCAGCATTGAAATATTTGACAGCATTCATAATGGCGAATATTGCTTCCTGCTGCAAATCTTCATTGTCAATTCTGCTCCAATAATACCGGCGAATCCATTTCTGAATGAGGGGTTGAAACAACTCATTCAATTTCATGATATCTTTCTTTTTAACATAATCAATAATTTCCATTGCTTTATGCTTCCTGCACACTGTCAAATTTCCACATAAATTCTACACCATCTGGTGCTTTGAACTCATCATTCAGCAGATGTGTCACCAAAACATATATTTTCTTCGGCTTAAATTCCCGCACCTTTTCAATTGCAGCAAGCATGGTCTTGCCAGAATCAATCATATCATCTACAATGATGCAAATTCTATTTTGGTATTGTTCATTGTTTGCATAGTTTCCAACACAAGAAATTTCAATGCCATTTTCTGTTCTTTCCTTGCAAAATTGTATATGCTTACAATACAACGGATTGCTTGGCAAATTATGCGATAATACAGTCCAAGTTTGCCAAGCCCTATCAACTGCACCTGAGTCTGGTGCAAAAACAAGAAATTTGTCATTGCTGTGTATTCTGCTTATCTTGGTGATTTCTTCCTGCCAAAGCTCTGAAAATTTTATGTTTCTGAACTTTATACCATGGAAAATATTGCTTTTTATATTCAGATGAAAATCTGATGTGCAGACCTCATCAATTTCTGCAGCCTTAAGCATTTTGAAAAATGTTGACAAAATGTCTTTTCTGCATCCATATTCTTTTTCTGGCTTATTAGCACGCCCGAATGGCAAATATGGACAAACAAGTTTTACATTGCTGAAGCCAACAGCTTTAAGCTCATTAGCAATGTGGCTCAGAATAATTTCTGACCATTTCATGTTGAAATAAAAATATATTTCAATGCTTTTGCTCAAGTGAATGCAAAAATCATGCAATTTTTCTCTTGGCAAGTTGATTTTAAATTCACCATTTCTGTGATATAAAACAGTTGCAACACATCTGTGTCCATCTACATCAAGAACTATGTTATTCATTCACAATATCCTCCTTAGGCTTATTTTCCCATGTGTATTCCTGTGAATTCCAAATTTCATTCCATTCATCTACAAATTTTCTTACAATGTTCTTTGCATCAGAAAAAGTTTTTTGGCAAGCGATTGGATTGACTGCTCCTAATCCAAATCTTGAACAAGCTATGTTCCAACTGTCTTTTCTTGATGTTTTATAGATAAAACCACTGTAAGTTCCATCCAAATAAATATTCCACTCAGAAAACCAAACTTTCTGCTCTTTATTTTTGGCAAATTCAACTTTCATCAGTTGCTTCTCCTTATCTCTCTGATTCTTGCCAAAGCCTTTTCAATTCTTATTTTTGGCTCGATTGTTTCTGAAGTCAAAATGCACTCAATCGCATGCAAAACAGTCTTGGTTGTATCAATGCTTTCTTGTTTTGTGCAATTTCTCAAATTTGAAATAAATTGAACAAATTCATCTTTGTCAACCAAGACAGAATCATACTTCTTGCAATAATGCTTCACCAAATCTTTATGCATTTTGACCACAGGCACATCCTCATATTTACCTGTGAAATCTTCCGGAGAATAAAGCCCTGCCATACTGACATCGCCTGTGTATCCTGATTTATTTTTGCACCAAAGCACCCAGCCAGACTTGCTATAATATGTGTGCTCTATGCTGATACAGATGAAATTCTTATTGGTCATTCATTCTTCCTTTACATATTTACTGCCAATTCTTTCAATGATGTTTTCTTTGGCTCTTGAATCCTTAAAAGATAGGCTCATTTCACCAGTTGGATGCTTGAATTTATATGAGCAGTCTTCCTCTGACCATTCAATAGTTCCTACAAAAACCAAATCATGCGGTGTAGGCTCAGAATAACTTGACCAATGTGTTCTTGTGTACTTGACCAAATCACCATCAAATATTTTATTGCCAAAAGAATCAACCTTGCCTGTATATTGAGCAATTGCATCAGGCACGAACCATGCCCACTCATCCCAGTGGTCATCATATGCATCAAAAGCCTTTTCAATTTCGTCGTCAGAAAAACCTTGTGAATGAAGATTGTGGTAAAAATCATCCCAGCTGATTCCAATATGACCATCTGTATAAATAGCCACACCATCAAGGTGGAATCTGACTTCCTTTTCTACATCTACATATCCGTCTTCTTCCACATAAATTGTGCGGGTAATATAAGCACGAAATAACAACTCTCTCATTGGCTTTTCTCCATGAAATATCTAACACCAATTCCAGGCTTGCTTCTGTAATATGCAAGCTCTTGCTGACAAGCTTCTTCTGAAGCATAAGTGTCAACAATTTCGGTTGTTCCACCATCCTTGACAAATTTGATATCCCAAAGTTCCTGATGGTCTTCTATTCCGTCCAATTTTCTCATCACCTTGCTTATGGCTTCCTGATTATCAATCAGATATTGCCTCAGCTGTGCATAATTACGATATTGGCCACCCTTGCCAGTTGACATTTTGTACTTATTTTTTGGATTGATTAAAACTCTGAAAAAGTCCTTGGCTTCTTTCGGCATTTCATACCACATGCCCTTGCAAGAATAGATTAAATTGCACAGACTCATGAGTTCATAAACACCATCATCACCCATCTGCTCGCCAGCCCAAAGTTGCATCAGAAAATCAACCTTTTCCATGACAAGATAAAATTTGTCATCACAAAATCCTGCAGCAGTCTGCTTGCTTATATTATCAATGTATTTGCTCATTGGTCTTCCTTTCTTTTTACGGGCTTCCAAACCAATTTCTCCAAGAAGTCTTTGACTGTTTTCAGATTGCTATCAATACGCAGCTTCTTGTATTTATCCCATGTGTCAAGCCCAAGCAGCTCTTCACGAGCAGTTTTCAAATCACCCAAAACTTCACCAATATTGTTTATGGCAAAATCGCTGTTAACTTGCCAAATTTGTTTCTTTGCTTCCATAGGGCTTATATATTGCTCATCAGGTAAAGCAGAAAGAATTCTTGCACTACAGCAAGCTCCTGCTGACCAGCCATTCTGTTTTTGTACCAAAGCTGCAGCATCTCTCTCAAACTTCTTTCGGCTAAAATAAATTTTGAAAAACATCATTCCATCTCCTTAATTGTGTAGAAATTCCAATCTGGACTTAATTTCATTTATATAATCCAAAGGAAGACCAAACCAGAAATAACGACCTTGTCTTTGAAACAAATTCTTCCTGATGAAATCAACTGGCAGCAAATAGTCATATTCTTCCTTGGACAATTCAAATATTTTATAAGCCCAGCAGCGATAATCACTCATCACTTAATCTTTCATGAACAGATTGCAGTGGCATATGCCATTCTTTGTTATTTCCTGACAACATGCAGCTGAGCCACAGCCATGGGTGTTATCTTCCGGCGGATAGCAAGGACATTTGCTCCAATCTTCCTCGCCAAAGAAACGGCGTTTTGCATTAGCAATCTTCGGCAGATTCTTTTCATTGATTGCCCACTTGTATCTACTGGCAATTTCACGAATGTTTTGCTCAATTTTATCAACCATGGTCTATTCCTCCTCATCAAGTTCAACAGGTTGTAGCAAAATGTCTTCCTTTTCATCAATTGCTTGCAGACAGAGTTGTGCCAGCTCAATTATCAGTTCATCTTTTGTGAATGAATTTGATACATATTTGATGGTGTAGCCATTGGCTATGTCTTGAATGTCTTGTTTTGTTAATTTTGGCATTGCTCTGATTCCATATAAGCACCCTCAAGTTCTCTTTGAAGAGTGCAGAAATCACCATTAGCACATTCCATAATAGCATACATGCCTCTAAGAGATTGTTTTGTTTCAGTGAATTGCTCAAATGTGACATCAACACATCCAGTTTGAGGCAAACAAGAAAAACCTATGACTTTTCTATAATGCTTTTGCCAGATGCCAATTATGTTTCCTTTCTTATCTGCTAAAATTGGATATGGTCTTGTTTCTAATGCATTGTGGTTAAGTTGAAATCTATACATTACGCACCTGCCTTTCTAAGCATCTTTCTTATTTCAAAATATGAATACAAATGTTCATTGCCATCCTCATCTAAACAGATGACGCCTGATTCTTGGCTATTGTGCCGAAAGAAGCATCTGTCCCAAAAACCTATGACTTTTAATTTTAGAGATTTGATTGTAAACATTGTTTATTCCTTTACATGATTAAAAATTTAAATTTCTAACACCTTTAACACCAAGGATGCTACCCTTGTTTGTGTGAAAAGCAGCATTCACAGCTCTTCTTTCAATTTCTTCTTTATTGAAGATGTATTGAATGCCTTTTTCTTGAATTTCATCTTTACTGAATGAAATCTCAGTTTGACCATATGCACAGAAAACTGTTAAAAATACATAATTTGTAGTTTCTTTAACATCATCTTTTCTAACATATCTCATTTTGTTTATTCCTTTACATAAATCAATTTATCAATTTTATATTTACATTATATCTTGTTCTAAAACAAAAGTAAAGCATTATTTTACAAAAATTTAAACTTTTTTGAATTTATGTGTTAAAACAAATTGTTATATTATGTATTTTATAAAAATGTATTCTAAAAGTAAACAAAAAGTTTCTGATGCCAAATTTTAATGGAAATGATGATTTTTTTCGGCTAATTTTCGGCTAAAATCCCACTCGGAGTTGGAAAACAGTCCGAGTGGTAAGAAGTTGGCTGGATGCCAGAAAGTTGTTATAAAACAATATGTTAAGGTGTAAAAATGTCTCACTCGGAGTTTTACTCGGAGTCCGAGTGGAAAGGGTGCCAGTCCGAGTGAAAAACGATAATGATTATTATTTTTGTGAGCTGTAAAATGTGTGAAAAATGCGATTTTTTCTTAAAGGCGCGATTTAAGATAGTGGTTTATGTGCTTGAAATAACTGAATTAAAAAATTCTACTCGGACTTTACTCGGACTTGAAAAAAGTCCGAGTAGAGCTAAGTCGCTGAAATAACTGAATAAAAATGTGGTCGAATTGTGTGTTTCACTCGGACATTTTAAAAGTCCGAGTAAGCAACTGTATCTGGTCAATGAAAATTGGATAAATGCTTGTTTTAGCTTTATTTTTCCAGTTGGATTAAAAGTTAACAATACAGTTGCTTAGTGTATATTTTCCTATTTCTACTCGGAGTTTAAAAAACCTTAGAGAAAAAATGTAGTGACAAAATAATGTATGTAATTTTGAGATTTTAGGGCTGTAAAGCTAAATTTCGCAGAAGTCCGAGGGAATTAGCGAAAATGATTAAAATTTTTCGCTAAAAGCAAACAACTGCAAACTCATTTTTCGCATGCTTATAAAAATGTGCTCGGCACACTTCACACAAAATTCTCCGCCTAAAATATTTGGGATTGACTTTTCCCACAAAATTAACTATAATTTTAACAAACAATTTGTGGAGAATTTTCATGGTCTTAAAGATAGCACCAGGTGAGAGCAGCCAGCAGAAGCCAGCTCAAAAGTCAGATGCATATAAATATAGAGCAGAATACAAAGCACTTGTGAAGCAAGCAGTTATGTTAGGCATGGAATTCAAGGACATCGCTAGCAGCATTTTTAATGTGCCTGAGGAGGTATTCTTACAATGGATGGTAGATTATCCGGATTTTGCTGAAGCAGCCAAGGAGGGTGGCGAAAAAGCCGATATGCTTGTTGTGGATGCTTTACATAAGATTGCCACAGGCTTTGAGTACACAGAAGAGGTGGCAGTGCCAGGCATGGGCATTGAGACAATAAGCCGTTACCACGAACCAAACATCAATGCAATCAAATATTGGCTGAATAATCGCAAATCTGATAAGTGGAAAAACAAAACAGACACCAATCTGTCTGGTGAAGTCAAAGGAGGAGTTGCTCTTGTTGTTATTGATAAAGATGATGAAGGATTGTGATATGCTGTCTGAGATGATGAAATTCTGGTGGGTTGCAATGGCAAGTTTCTGCTGTGAAATGCTGTTTTAACAAATGAAATTTGGTTTGGGTCTGGTTGGGTGATGGCAAAGGGCTTTATTAAAACAGAAAAACAGAAGGAAGCAACAAGGCTGCATGCAAGTCCAGCCACATTCATCTTGCTTTCTGGTGGTTCACGCTCTGGCAAAACATTTATCAATGTGCGTGATATCATTGTGCGGGCGTTAAAAGCACCGAACAGCCGCCACCTAATTGCCAGAAAGAGATTCAACCATGTTAAGCAGTCAATATATTATGACACACTGCAGAAAGTGCTTAAAATATGCTTTCCGAATTTGGTCAAAGATGTGGATTATGTCGAGAACAAATCAGATTGGTTCATAAAATTCAGCAATGGTTCTGAAATATGGCTGGCAGGGCTTGATAATGGTGAACGGCTTGAGAAAATTCTTGGCAATGAATATTGCACCATTTACATCAATGAGGTGAGCGAGATTGGCTGGGAATCTGTTGAGATGGTCAAAAGCCGTTTGGCACAAAAAGTGATGTTCACGAACAAGAATGGTGAGGAAGAAGAGCTGACATTGAAAATGTATTTTGATTGCAACCCACCAAGCAAACGCCATTGGACATACATCGTATTTGTTTTGGGCAAAAACCCAATTGACAAACAGCCTTTGCCAGATGCAGCTGATTATGTCTGGCTGAGAATGAATCCTGATGACAACAAGCAAAACATTGCTAAGACATATTTGACTGTGCTTGAAAGTATGTCTGCCAAAAGCCGGAAGAGATTCAAAGATGGTGATTGGACAGATGATGATGAAAAAGCCCTGTGGAAAACTGAACTGTTGGATGCTACGCGGATGAGCAAAGCAGATTTGCCAGATTTTAAAAAGCTCGTGGTGGCAATTGACCCAGCAGGAACAAGCAATGCAAGTTCTGATGACACAGGCATAATTGTGGTTGGGCAGGATTATTCTGGTCATGGTTGGGTGCTTGAAGATGCTACTGGCAAAATGAAGCCGAATGAGTGGGCAAAAAAGGCAGTTGCTCTCTATGAAAGATGGGAAGCAGATTGCATTGTTGGTGAAGTGAACTTTGGCGGAGATATGGTTGAGAACACCATCCATTCAGTGGACAAGGGCGTGCCATTCAAGCAAGTTCGGGCAACTCGTGGAAAGGCATTGCGTGCAGACCCAATTGTTGCTCTGTATGAGCAGGGATTGATTCACCATGTTGGGGTGCTGGCTGCCTTGGAAGATGAGATGGTGACATGGACACCAGAAAGTGATTGGTCGCCAAATAGAATTGATGCTATGGTTTGGGGCTTTACTTTTTTGTGGTTTGGCAGTAAAATATCTGATGAACAGATTTATTTCTGCTGATGAATGGAGAAAATTTGGATGAAATTTTTTAAGAAAATGTTTGATAAAAAAGCAGAAAAAAGTGGCTGTTCTAATGCTTCTTCTGCTTGCAATCCATGTTTGAGTTCATTTTGGGATTATCTACACCAGAATGGCATGGAATATGCTTCAATGAGCATGGCATACAATTTGTATGAAACAACCGCTGCTTTGTCAGATGCTGTTGACACAATTTGCAATCACATCAAGAGTATTAAGCCTTGTATTTTTGATGAGGATTGGGAGTTGAAAGAAGAGCACAATTTGAATGTGCTGCTTGCCAGACCGAACAGAAACCAAAGCTGGCGTGAGTTCATTTTTGAATGTGCTTTGAACAAGCTGGTGACAGGCAATCTGTTCTTAATTGCCACAGGCAATGTCAATCGTGAGATTTTGGAGTTGTATCCTATTAAATCAAGCTATGTTATTGTCAATGGCATAGATGCCAATTCACAGCCTGTTTATCAAATATCTGCATCCAACAGAATGAGAGTGTTCAATGGCATTTATTCATTCAATAGCAAGACCAAGTCATTCATAAATACAGACTACAGAGAGTTGATTCACCTTAAAGGCTATTGTCGAAATTCTGGTGATGAAATTTTTGCTTTGCCTCTGATGAATAGCATTTTGAAAGAAATTGAAATTGCTAATGGTTCGTCTATACATAATGCTTCTCTGTTGAAGAACGGCGTAACGCTGTCTGGTATTTTTAAGCTAGCAACAAGTGACAGAAAGGCAATTGAGGAATTTCGCCAGCAGGTGTCAACTTATTTCTCTGGCAATAGCAATGCTGGAAAGTATATTGCAGCTCATGCTGATAACATAGATTTCAAGCCTATCAATGCCACAAACAAAGATATGCAGATTCTTGAGCTCAAGACAGATGCTGAAGACATTATTTACAGCAAGTTCAATATTCCTCAACCATTGTATAAAACAGGCTCACAGACATACAACAATTATTCAGTTGCCAAAGTCAGTTTGTATGATGATGCTGTGCTGCCTCTGGTTGGTGATATTTTTGGCAAATTTGAGGAATTGTTCAAACGCCGTGGCATGCTTGAGAGCAATTTCAGCATAAGCTATTCAGCCAATGACATTCCTGCCTTGCAGCAACGCACCTCTGAATGGGCAAAGAATTTGAGTGAGATTGGTGTTTTGACTGACAATGAAATTCGCACAGAGCTTGGCTATGATTCTTTGAGTGGTGGAGATGTGATTTATAAGCCCACAAGCATGGCACCAGTTGATGCTGCAGAGTATGACACAGAGACTACAAAGAGAAACAATTTCGTGCTGAGAATGAAGAAACTCGGCTGCACTGATAATGAGGCGAATGAATTATGGACAAAGACCAAGCAAGACAGCTGAATGCCAAGATACAATTAGACAGCAAAATCCGGAAAAAAGCAGAAAGACTGCTGAGACAGATGGCTCGGGATTTTGAAAAATTGTATGCTGAAAAGGGTGTTTATTTGGATTTCAATGCCTATGCAGAAAAATGGCAAAGACTTTTGGCAAGGCATTATAAAAATGTCCAAGATGAGTTTATTGGAGTGGCATCTGAAGAGCTTGATGTGCCAATGAGCAGAGACAAGATGGCATTATTCATTCTGGCTTTGCAAATTATGAGGGAGCAGAGAGCATCAGCATCAAGCCGTAAAATAATTGATACAAGCACAGAGCAAATGGCAGATAGCATAAGCAAGGCTGAATTGTATATGCAGCAGGAATCTATGCCCATAAGCAATGATGCAGTTGCTGCTTTGGCTTTGGAGATATTTGGCAGAAAGATTGAATCAAGAGCCACAACCATTGCCATGACTGAAACCCAATATGTAGCAGAGACTGTTAAAAACATTGAGGCAGATTGTTTGACCAATAACAAGAATATTTTTCTTGTTCAGGCAGTTGAGCAAGATGCAAGTCTGGCTGTTTCTTCTTATATGACTGATGCTCCAATTGGCTATGAAAAAGAATGGCTGTCTGCTTTATTGCCTACAACAAGACCATCCCATGCTGCAGCCCATGGTCAAAAGGTTGCACCAAGCGAATTGTTCTATGTTGGTGGGGAATATCTAAAATATCCAGGTGATACAAGCATGGGAGCAACTGCAGGCAATGTGGTTAATTGTTATTGTGCTGTTAGGTATAATAAATAAAACAAAATGCTTTACTTTTTTGTTTTTTGGTGCTATAATATAGGCAAATATAATGCGAGGTGTTTATGAACACATTTGAAAACAAAAAATTCTTGAAAAAAGATGCTGAAATGAAAGTTAAGCGTCTTGAAG